GGGCGTGTACTCGTATTCATCATCTGTCACCCGCTTGATGGCACCAACCGCAGCGATCGCAATATTCGTAGCATCGTCGGTCATGTCCTTGATGGCGTCGTCCACGGTGTCCTTGCCGTCGGTAATGCCGTCCGCAAAGTCCTTGTCAAGGTCAGAACCGGCGTCCTTTGCCGTGTCGGACTGCTTTTTGTCCTTTGCATGCTTGATGGCAATGGCCGCAATGCCGCCCAACAGCGCCAAAATGATGCCGCCCGCCAGAATAAACGGCCAGATCTCCGGCAGCAGCCCGATCAGACTGCTGAATGCCCCGCCAATGGTTCCAACCACGCCGGTTGCCACTTCAGAGATTCCGCCTGCTCCGGCCAGCAGTCCGATGATCTCACCGCCTGCGTTCTGCACGATGCCTACAATCTGTCCAAAGTCCTGTTGGAGCATCGGCACCGCGTTATCAAAGAGCTGCCCGACGCCTTCCAGCATCTTCTTGCCCTCGTTCGTGCTCATAAAGTCCAGCGCCGCTGTCACAGCGGACACTGCCGCACCTGCCCAGTCACCCTGCAGGGCCGAGACGATGGCCGAGGTAAACTCGGTGCCGATCTCGATGCCCTCGTCACTGAAGGCCGCGCCAAATGCGTTGGACAGGCCGGTCTTCACGTTTTCCGGCAGGTTCTGCGACGCCTTGTTCCATGCCTTGGTCAGACCATCGCTCAGGGGTTTCCAGTTCTTCTGCTCGGCATAGGCAAGTTTCACCACCATGGATTTGCCTTCATCTTCCAGATTAAAGGCCTCGGCCAGGTTGGATGCAAAGCCCAGGAAGGCGCTCTGCGAGGAGAGCAGGCTGCTTTCAGCATCGTTATAAGCATCCGTGCCCGGGGTGGCTTTCGCCAGTTCTTCCTGATACTTTGCGGTCTCCTTGAGCTGGAAGTTCATGTTCTTCAGCGCTGTTACCACGCCCAGAATGGACGTCGTCGTGCCCTGGAACTGCGCTTTCTTCGCCTGCTTGCTGTCCTTACCGTATTCCTCCACGGCAGACTTGTAGGCATCCTCCCGCTGAGAAAGGTCGCCGTCGCTGTACACCATGTTCAGGATGTCCATCCGGCTCTGCATCCGGCTCTGGGCAGTCGAAATGGCATCGATCTGTGCGTCGATCAGGTTCAGTTCCTGCTGTGCCAGATCATTTTGAAGTTCCTGCGCCTCAGTACGGGCGTCCAGCAGATTGTTCCAGGCTTCCATGGTGCGCATGTCTTCTTCGCCATACTGAGCCTTCAGGGTGTCATACTGCTCCTGCGCTTTGGCCAGCTTTTTCTCTTTGATGGCCAGTTCGGCGGTCATGTACTCGGTTTCCCGGTTGATCTTGTCCGTCTTAGTGGCCGTCTTGTCGTTCTGTGCTGTCCAAAGGCCATATTCCTTCTCCAGCGTGTCCAAGTCGGTGTCATATCGCTTGGTCACGTCGTCGAACAGGCCCACATACTGCTCTGCTTTCAGATCAGCCAGACTGGTCTTTTCCTGCAGCAGGTCCAGGTAGGCCTCCTTGGTCTCGGTCTTGTCCGCGCCCCAGCGTTTTGCCAGCTCGTCGTACTTCGCCTGTGCAATGGCCACCCGGTCGGTCTGGTGCTGGATGTCCGCCGCGGCATTCTCGGTCTTCTTTGCCAGCAGCTCGTCCACCGAGGCGCTGTACTGGTTTTCCTTCAGCCACAGGTCGTACTCTTCGTCTACCGTGTCCTTCAGGGTCTTGTTGGCCGCCAGCTGGGTCTTGTACTTCTCAGCAATCTGTTCGGCCACGGTCTTCTGCTTAGCGGAAGAAGAGGACTTTGTCTTTTTCTTTTTCTTACTCTTGCCTGTGTTCGTTCCGCCGGAATTGTTTGTGTCACTGCTGCCTATAAGCTGCCCCCACCAGTCTTCGTCGGTCGGCAGCTTTGTGTCACTGTTGGTATTTCCTTTCAGGCCGCTCGCAGCATCTTTTTCTTTACGAGGGTTCCAGTTGTCCGAAGCAGCCGAGACTGTCGTGCCCAGTCCATTCACGGCGTTCTTTACGCCTTCCGAAACTTCGCCGCCGTGCCCGAACAGATTCCCGATCCAGTTCAGGAATCCGCTACCAAACCCTTGCGCTGCTTCCTCACCTTTGTCCTTGGCGGCATCCACAGCACCGTCCAGTCCGTCACTTACTGTGTCGTTCACCGTGTCCGTGGCAGAAGTCACGGCCTGCTGGCTCTCCTCGCTGCTGATGCCGTTTCCGAGGCCCAGCGAGATGAAAAAGCCCTTGATCGCAGCCAGGATCGACGGCGAATGGATTCCCCAGTAATCGCAGATCGCATCTTCGGCCGTAGTCGAAAGAGTCGTCGCGGCATTTGCCACGGCGCTCAGGCCGCCCGGATCCTCGATGCCCTCAGCAAGGCCCATGGCCATGTAATAACCGATCTCATGGGTTTTCCAGCTGGGAGACTGAACCCCTGCGGCTTCTGCCGTCGCATCCACAGCTCCCTGCGCCATGTTGCCGGAAGCATCTTTGGATGCATCGGCGTTTTCTTCCACACCATTGGCCATTCCCTGTGCAAGATTTGTGCCAATATCCTCGCCGGTGCCGTTCATTTTGGCGATCCAGTCTTTTCCAATGCTATCCAGATCTGTCCCGAACGGTGCAAGGAACGGCTCAGTCAAGCCATTGTTTAGCTTGCCAAAGGCTCGATCTTTTGAGAAAAAGGTGTCGATCCAGCTGCTGATGTCAAACGGATTATCAATGGTGATTTTTTCCTTGATCCATGCTTTGATGTTCGCCCACAGATCTTCGAGAGCCTTTTTAATGCCGCCGCCCTCACCGTTGCCGTCCCATGCCCAGCCGATCATATCAATAGCCACCTGGATCAACACTTTCATCAGTTCTTCCAGTGCCATGCCAATCGGCTGCGCGCAGGCAATGATCACGTTACACAATCCATTGATCAGCGAGATCAGAGCTTCTTCAATATCCGGCTCCGCCGAGATAATGGCCTGACAGATGGGTTTTGCAAACACTGCCAGCACCGAGAAAATGGCTGACGCAATACCGAGCTTGATCAGACCTCCCGCAAACGCACTGAAGGCCTTACCCAGATTGATAAGCGAGGCGCCGAGCACGGCCATACCTGTTTCCATTGCAGGGTTTGTTCCGATCACGAGCAAAGCGCCAAGAATGCCTACCATGCCAAGAATTCCCGCAAAGGCTTCTCCTACGGTCAGGCTGGCAAGCCCTTTAAAAGCAGGCGTCAGGATCAGCAGCGCCGTTGCCAGCGCCAGACAAGATGCCGCAACCGACAGAACTCCGGTCGCAGCCGCCGGCAGAAGGGCTGCACCGCCAACCAGAACCAGCATGGCAAGCCCCACGGCGATAATCCCCTGTGCGATCTGCTGGAGAGAAAGGTTCGCCAGCATGCGGACGGCCGCTGCAACCCCGAGCAGTGCGCCGCTCAGCGCCAACATAGCACCCGATACAACCGCCGTTTCCGGGGCGTGTTTGCTCAACAGCCAGATTGCGGCCACAAGGCTTGCAAGAACAGCACCTGCAGCCATCATGCCTTTACCGAGATTTTTCATCAGGCTGAACGCCGCGATCACACCGGTAAGTGCCACCATGGTACCTGCCAGTGCACTGAGTGCTGCAGTCACCACGGCCAGCTTCCCGATCGTCGCCACGCTCTTCGCCAGTGCCACAATGCCATTCCGCCCCGAAAGTCCCTCGGCCACCCCCAGAACCAGCACACAGCCGCTCAACGCCAGTGCGATGGTTTTCATACACTTCGTTGCCTGTTCCAGCTGCTCTCCCGGTACGTCTGCCAGCTTCGCCAGCGCAATTGCCACCAGATCCATGGCCCCAGCCACCAGGATAAAGCTCCCTGCTCCGGTGCTGGAAAACTTCAGTGCAAATTTGTTCACCACACTCAAGCTGCCGTTGGCCAGGCTCAGGGCCCCAATGCAGGCAGTCATCATCAGGGCAATGCTTGCCATTGCGTTGAAGCCCTGCTCCAGTTCAGACGCCTGCATTTCCCCGAACTTTTTCACCACACTGTAAACCAGCTGCATGGAGCCACAGATGGCCACAATGCCCAGCGCTACAGATGTCAATGTCGTAAAGATCTTTGCGGTCGCAATGCCGGTCAGGTCAGTCCCTGCCATGGCCCTCATGGCCACGATCACACCAAACAGTCCTGCCAGAATACTGGTTAGCGCCTGTGCAGCCTTTTCCGGACTTTCTACCTTAGAGAGCAGATATACCGATCCTGCAATGATGCCGATGGAAATGGCCAGATTTTTTGCCAGAACACTCAGCAGGGTGGTGGTTTTTGCTTTCGTCCAGGCATCCACCGCCTTCCGCATGGAGTCCAGCAGGTTGCTCAGCGGGTCACCCAGCATACTGGCCAGGCTCTTTCCACTGGATGCAAGCATTCCGATGGCGTATGCCAGTGCGCCCACGTCCAACAGGCTCAGCAGCCGGTAAATGTCGATGCCCTTGAACTGGAAAAAGTCTTTGATGGCGTTCAGGCCGTTGGAGCAGGCAGTCGTGACCTTGCTCATCACACCGGCGATCGTTCCGCCAAAGTCCTTCATCACCGCCAAAATTCGTTCCGGCAGGCTTACCACTGTGTCCCGGATGGTCTCTACTGTCCCAAGATGGTTGGACTTGAACTTTTCCACCTGGCTGCCTGCACTCTGGAACGCGCCGAATGCCCCGTCGATCAGGGCACCCACCCCGTTGAAGGCCGTATACAGGATGCCGCCCAGAACGGTGACCGCCCCGCTCAGAACATCTGACAGCGAGACGCCTCCGATGCAAAAACGGTTCAGCGCACTACTCACGGTATCGATCACTGTTCCAAAAGTCTTGAACTGGCTCTTGGCCCGTTCGATGCTGCCGGTTTTCAGAAATGTTTTGAAGCCGTTCCACAATTCTCCGATAGGCTCCAGGATTCTCCCGATGGCGGCATCCAAAATGTAAAGCACATCGTCCAGGCTCTGCGCCTGTCCCAGTGCCTGATCTACAAAAGTCAGTACGTCACCCAAAGCCCCGGTCACATTCAGCAGCAGGTCTTTCACCGGGCTCAGCGCATTCAGAACGCCCTGGATTACAAGCAGCGCGATCCGTCCGATTCTCCGCACGATTTTCAGCCCAACATCCAGCACACTGAACAGTCCACGGAAGGTGCGTTCCAATAGCTCTGCCGTGTCCGAGCTCAGGAGGAAATTGCCGGTCAGATTGTCAAAACCTTCCAGCATCTTGTAAAGCGGGCTTCCGTCCGAGCGGAACACCTCGTTGAAGGCATTGCTGATGGGCTCCATCACGCTCTTGATGCCTTCCAGAATGTTCAGCACTCCGGCAAAAAAGTGTTCCCGACCACTCATCTGCCCCATCTTCTCGGCAAACTCATCCAGATTGATGGTTCCGTCTTCAATGGCACCGGCCAGATCCGAGTATTTCTGGATGATGGTCTCCACGTCTTTCCGGTCAATGTTCCGCTTGGCCAGTTCTGCGTCGCTCAGTGCGTTCAGCCTCTCATAGGATGCAAGGCCGCTTTCTACAAGGTTGAACAGCTCTTCCGCTGTCACACCAGCGCTTTCCAGCGCACGGTTGAAGGTTCCAGCCTCTTCAATATCCTTGTCGGTCAGCCGTCCGCTGTCCACCAGCATCTTTTCCAGCATGTTGCTGTAAGTATCGGAAACACCGCTCATGTCACCGGCGGTCATCAGCTGGTTCAGGCCGGAGTCAAAGGCCGTCCGGAGCCAGTCGTTCCGGGTATCTCCGCCAGCCGCGAAAATATCCCACAGGTCATTCGCCATGTCCGTCCAGAACTGCTTGGCCTCGTCATAACTGCCAAAGATGATCTCAAAGGTCTCCAGCCATTTTGAACCCACGGCTTCCTTTGTGGCATCGATTGCCTCGCTGAAGCTCTTTGCCTCCTGCGCCGCCTTAAAAGCCTTCACCGTTACTTCGTCATACTGGTCCGCCAGGCCTTCAATGGCGTCCGCTGTGTTTTTGTATAGCTTTTTGTCCACGGCGTCCTTTACCGCTTCCGTAAACTCGGCCAGTTTGCCAAAGGCGGTCTCCATCACTTCCTTATCCGCCCACTTCTTTGCAAGAGTGGTCTGAAAGGTGCCGACCGTCACGTCGCCTTCTTTGATCTTTCCCAGTTCCACACCGGTGGCAATGATCTGTTTCTTCAGCTCTGCAGTTGCAACGCCCGCCAGTTCCACGCTTTTCCAGTCCATCAGGTTCAGGTAGCCCTGGCTGTAGCTCTGGTTCAGGTTGTAGATCACGCGGCTGAACTCGCTGGCACCTTTTCCCGCATAGGCTGTGGCGTTTGCAATGCCCAGGATCATGGGGATCAGCTTGTCAATGTCACCGCCTGCAGCAGTCAGCTGGCCCAGGGACTGCGTCATATCCGTAAAGCCGTAATTCGTCTCATCCGAGTACCACATCAGCTTGTCCAGATAGCCGTTCACCTTGTTGATGCTCTTGCCCGTAGCATTCACAATGGTTTGCACGCTGGCTGTTTTCTGTGCATACTTGTTCCAGCCCGCTGTGATGTTATCCACCGACAGGCTCTTCACCAGCTTCTGTCCAGCGTCAATGGCTTGGTTTGTGATCTTCACCAGCGCCGTCACGCCGATCACTTCCATGGCCGAGAACTTGCTGCTCAGGGCTTCCACCGCACTGACGGCTTTATCAAAGTCCATATGCTCAGAGGCCTGCTCCACCTGCTCAAAGCCTTTCTGTGCGCCCTCGAACTGCAGGCTCTCGTTCAGCCGGTTCAGGCTGTTCAAGGTCTGCTGGACATTCTTTTCAAACTTTGCGTTGTCAAAGCGCATTTCCACAACGCGCTGGTCCACTTCCTGGCTCACTTCGTTACCTCCTTCCACAATTCATCCCGGATGGCATCAAACACCGGTTTCATGGCCGGGTTGATGTAGTCCACGCCCTGTACATACCCGCCGTTTCGGGTGCCGTGTCCGTATTGCAAAATCACCGCAATGGGCACACCGTCCACGATGTTCGCATTCTTCCAGCTCAGCACAGCCCCGGTCTTCTCCATTTTGATTTCGTAGCTCCAGCTGGCAGCGGTCTTTCCTGTTGCTTTCGGGGTGGCTTCCGCCAGCGCTTCCACACCCTTCTGACCATACTTTTCTAAGATGGGCCGGATGTTCCTCGTCCGCAAATGGGTCAGAAAGGTCAGGCTTTTCTTAAAGTCGCCGCTCTGCCGCATTTCGATCACTCTGCTCATTCCGTCACCCCTTCGTGTGGTACTTCGCCTTCCGCATGGCGTTCAGTTCCCGCTGCCGGGCCATCTGTTCCTGCCGCCCCATCTTTTCCTTCGGCATGTTCTCTTCGCTGCAGGCCCGAATCAGGGTCAAAAGCCGGTTCAAATGCCACTTTTCGCAACTGAACGGGATGCCGTACTCGCACATCGAGGCGTAGATCGTCTCTGCGGTCTGGAACCGTGACCGCCGCTTTGCGCCTCTTCGTTCCTTGAAGGTCGTTGCGGTCATCGGGTCGTTCATATATCTCTGAATGGCCGCCAGGTTCTCCTTCGTCAGCCGCCGGTAAACGTTCGCGTCCACGCCCTGCGTCACGGTCATACACCGGATGTAGTCGTAGAGCTCCGCCTGTGTCTTCGGCTTCGACGGGTCGAGCCACGGCTTATGCCACTTGCATTCCCATTTGGACAGGGCAAGCAGGCTGTGCTCCAATCGCAACACCGTAGGTTTTGTGTGCACGAACTCATTGGTTCGTTCATCCCAGTCTTCCAGGCCGGGTACTGTGATCTCCAGCATCGCGCTGCCTCCCTGTTTTGTTCAAATGTGGCCCGGTCACCCGGGCAAATGATAGAAAAATAAAAAGATGCCCGTTTTTTACGCGGGCATCCTCGCCGCCAGAGCGGCAAAATCAAGTTTTTATCAGCCCAGGGTCAGAGCAGGGGCTGCGCTGCCGGTTGCGGCCATCTCCAGAGCAGGGTTTGCGTTCTGGCGCAGGCTTGCAGGGATCACGCCGGTCATGAACTCGGCGCAATACTTCTCGTCGGTGAACATCTTCATGTAGATCTCGTCGTACGCAGGGCTTGCCTCAAAGTCGGCGCGGATGGCATCGTTCTTGTAGAACTTGCGGCCGTCCGGGCTCTTCTCGCCATAGCTCTTCAGCAGGATCTCCTTGATGAGCTTCTCAAGCTCCTTCTGGCTCTTGGCCTTGATGATGCCGTTGATCTTGTCATCCATGCCGCCGTCGGTGGTCAGATGCATCTCCATCAGCTCGGCGCGGGTCAGGTTGAAGTAGAAATCCTCGGTACGCTCCACACCGTTGTAATCGGTGTAGGTAATGGTCTTCTTCAGCATAATGGGTTCTCCTTTGCTCCATTTTGATTTTTATCAGGCGGCTTCCTTCGCCAGAGCGATCAGCTCGTCCGGGGTGGGCAGAGTGGCCTCGGCGCTTTCGGAGCCGTACAGCTTCTCTTCGATCTTGGCCATCTTCTTGGCATCCAGAACGGTGCTGTCAAAGCTCATGCAGGCCACGGGCTTGTAGCCGGTCACAGTCACAGGCACAGTGCCGCACTCCCAGCTGAAGGTCTCAGCATCGGGGCTGTCGTTCATGGTCTCGTGGGTGCGCTCGCTGGGCTGTGCAGTGGCGTTCCATACCACATGGATCACATAGCCGGCGTCGGGGTTCTGGTCGTTGCCCACCTTGGTCTGCCAGCTGAAGCCAAAGGCCTTGCGCTTCTGCTGCCCCAGGGTCACGCCGGGCATCGGGCTGGCGGAGCCGTCGCAGGCTTCCCACTCATCGGGGTAGGTATAAGCCTCCACGGTAAAGCCGTAGTCCTCGCCGGAGATCAGGCGGGCATACTTCTGGTTGTCGGCCCACAGGTCGGTGGGCTCTGCGCCGCTGGGGCTCTCGGTCACGCCAGTCAGGCCATTCCAGGCAACGCCGTTGTCATAGCCGGAGCCGCCGTCGGCCTTGGGGTACAGCACGCCCTTTTCCACGCCCATGGAGAACTTCCGCGCACCATCAGCATCCCAAATCAGTTTAGGCATAGTCATTTCCTCCTTTGAAAATGATGTCAGTACCACACGCTGAATACGTCGTGGTATAAGTTGTCCGAAACAAAATGGCGGTCGTGGGTGCTCTTCTCAAGCAAACTCACGGCCGCCGTCATTTCACTGTCCGGTTTCGGGTCGATCACGGTAATGGTGTAGTGGACTGTCTGCCGGTACACCTTGTCATTTGCATGCAGGTTGCGCAGCTTGTTCAGCTCGTACCGGATGCAGGGATACTTCATCTGCAGGTTTGCCGGGGGCTGGTAGTACACATTCTCGCTGCCGCACCGCTGTTTCACGATGCTGCGCAGGTACTTGTCCAGCTCGGAGCGTCTCTCACTCAGCTTCACTGCCATGATAAAGCCCTCCCAGCGTCAGCACGACACGCGGGTATTCCACCGCCGCATCGGTCACCTTCCACTTGCCGCCGTAAAGCGTCGCATACCGGATATTGCAAAAGTGCTCCTGAACATACGGGTCCGCGATGACGCTTAACGTGTTCGCAAGGCTGATATCATCGTTCACCTTGTCGCCGGACTGGATTCTGCGCGTGTTCCGCGTCAGATCGCCGTAACAGTCACGCTCTGTCACGATCTCCGAGTAGACACTCGGCTCTGTCTCCTGGGTCTCAACAAAGCCCAGCTTTCCAAACCACTTGCTCATAGCACTTTCACTCCATTTTGAATTTTGGTCATGCCAGCTCGTCTTCGTCTACTACAAAGTCGTCCAGCACGGCGTCAGCCCTTCATGCCGGGTCGCTTGCCGCCCAGGCCTGGGTCTTCACGGTGTCGCCTGCAGTCACAGTCACAGCACCAGTGGCACCAAAGGCAATGGGGATCAGGTAGTTTGCACCCTCCACGATCATCAGACGGCCCTTCTTCACGGCGTCCTCGATCTCAGCCTTGGTCACGGTCTCCTTGTAAGCCTCGTCAGCGTACAGCTTGTGGTCGGCAGTCTTGCCGTAAGCCACGTAGTTTGCAACGTGCAGGTCTTTGCCCTGCTCATAGAACTTCTTCAGCATCTTGCATTCCCTCCTTCTCAGGCAACCTTGTACTCAATGGCCATTGCGCTAAAGGGCACGGTCAGTGCGCCGGAGCAGCGGGTCTCGATCAGGTACTTCTGCTGGTTGTAGTCGATGTCGAAGTCATCGAACATATTCACGGCACCGCCCTTGTCAGCACCAACGGTGTAGTCGGTCAGGTTGACCACAATGCCAAACAGCTCGCCGCCCTTGGCACCCTTCATGCCGGCCATCTGGGGCACGGTCACGATCTCCTTCACGCGCATGGCCTGGGCAACCTCTGCCTCGTTCTTGTACAGGCGGTGGCCGATCTTGTCCTCCAGCAGGAGCATGTCAGTCAGGTTGTCCTCGGTGGTGAACAGGGTCGGGTTGCCGCTGCCCTTGTAGTCCTTGCGGGCCTTCAGGGAAGCATTCATGGCGGCCTTGATCTTGGTCTCGGTGTCCGCGCCGGAAGTAACCTGGGCCTCCACCTTGATGGTGTAGAAGTCGTCATCGCTCACAATGGGGCGGATGTTGCCCTCGTTGATCTTGTCATCGGAAGCAGCGTTGCGGCCATCGCCGATCAGGTAGGCACGAGCCAGCTCCTCGTTCAGCTTGGTGCGCATCTCCTGCTTCAGCCAGGCGATCACGTCAAAGCCGGTGATGTCTGCAATATCATCGCGGTCCATCTTCTGCTTCTTGTAAACGGTGGTGGGGCTGGTGGAGCGCTTCAGCAGGCCGAACACCTGTTCCTTCTTGAAGTTGCCCTTGATGTAGCCCTTGGCGCGTGCATCCTCCTCGGTCAGGTCAGCAGCCATGCTCTTGATGCGGCTGAACGGGATGTGGTGCACACCGCCCATGACTTTTGCGACCCAACTCTGGTCGTTGTCAATGATGCGGGGCGGGTTGTCCAGCAGGTGATCCTCCGGGAACAGCCACTCCACATCGTCAATGCCGTGGGCGATAAAGGCATCCTTCATGCTGCCGCAGCTCTTGGCGTCCTTGATGGCCGCGTTGATGTCGTCGATGCTGTGCTTCAGCACGCCCTGCTCGTTGTCGTTGTCGAAAACGTTGTGCTTCATGTCGTCCTCCTCGTCTTCGTAGTCGTCGTACTCTTCCTCATCGTCGTAGTCGTCCTCGTCATCAGGATCCTCATCGTCCTCTTCCGGGTCGCCTGCGCCGTCATGTGCCATGCCCACCAGTGCATACAGAGCTTCCTTCTGCTCATCGTTCATGGTGTTCACAACTTCTTCCAGGGTCTTACCGCCTGCCTTTGCCATTTCGTCATCCTCCTCATCCAAAGGGTTGTCGTCCGGGTCCAGGCCATGGGTCAGGCTCAGACCGCTGTTGGTATAGATCATGGCTTCGTAGCCATCATCTTCGTTGTAGTCGGCGCTGTGCTCCACGATCTCGTCGATCAGAGCACCCGGGTTGCATCCGGCCAGCACCAGACTCAGCTCCCGGATCACGCCGTGCATCACCGTCTGGCCCGCCTTCTTCAGGCCGTTTGCAAAGATGCTCATGGCATCAATGTCGCCGCAGCGCACCGCTTCCAGGGCCGTCTTGCCGCTTTCGGTGTCGTTCAGCTTCACATAGGCATACACGCCATCCTTGCCGCGGTTCTGCAAAAGGGCGTGACCCAGCACATATTCCGGGCCGGAGTGATTGTGGTTCCACACCACGGGCACCTTCTTGCCGTTGTCGCCCGCAAAGGCGTTCGGCGCAATGGTCAGCCCGTCGTAGCACTTGGTGTTCGCCTTAGTCGCCCAGCCGGAAAAGTCATAGTCGAAATTCATCGCCATTTTGATTTTTCCTTATCCTCTCTCCTGTGCCAGAAGCCGGTCCACCGTTTCCTTACCGCCCGCCATGGCGGTGTTCTGCGCCTCTTCCGGGCTCTGGTTCAGGTTCTTGTTGCTCAACTCATCCGCACGCGGGTCTTTCGAGGGCTTCAGCCCGATCACCTGCCGGAATTCGTTGGAGCTCATGATCTCATTGCGGGTAAACTTGTCCGCCATCTCGGCCACCGTGCCAATGGGTGCCAGCTTGAACGGGTCACGGAAGAACAGGATGCTCTGGCCTTGGCTTCTTGCGGTCTTGGTCAGGAACTTCCGCTTCATCTCGTCCACGATCGCGCTGATGATGGGCTCCACGATGCGGTTGTAGTAGTTGGTCATCGCCGCCTCGTCCGCTGTACCGTTCATGATCTCGAGGGTAATACCCAATTGACTGTAAAACATGTTCGTCAGGTATTCGATCTGCTTCAGAAGGTTGTTTTCGAGGCTGCGGTTCAACTGCGTCACCCGCTCGGTGCCATCCGTCCACGCAATGCCGTATTTCGAGTCCCGGAGCTGCTCTTCGATCTCCCGCCGACGCTTGTTTGCCTGCTCTCTGCGGGCTTCACTCTTCACCACATAGGGCAGCTGAATGATCAGGTCCAGCTTTCCGGCACCGGCCTGCTCGTCTACAACGTCCAGAAGGCTCAGCTTCCGGATCAGGCGCTGCATCGTGCTATTGGGCTCGTTCATAATGGCATAGAACGGGTTCTCGATCAGCGCCACGGTCTTTTTCGGCAGAACCAGTTCTTCCTTCTGGCCTGTCCGGTCGTTGTAAAGCCGCACCCGCACATGTTCGGGGTACCATTCCAGCACCTTACCCACCCGCATGGAGTAGATCTTATACCCACTGCTCTTGCTGGGGTCATAATCCGCTTCCACCGGCACCACAGCCACCACACCCTCGTCCAGCATGCTCATTACAATGTCCTGAACAAGCCCTCGCCCGGTCTGGTCGATGTTAGCTTCTAAATTCAGGCAAGAATTAAGGCCCGAATCGATGACCGAATCAAACCGGCCATTGTCATCGAGCCTTACATGCTGTATCGTGATAGCACTGCAGTCCATCGAGATGCGGTTGTACACGCTGGTCGCAAAGGTGCGTTCATTGCCACGCGTCAGCCGTACCCGGTCAGGCCGGTAACTGTACCCGCCTGCATATCCTCCAAAGTTCGGGGGAGGGTCCCGGTTCAGAAAAGCGTTCCAGGCGTGCTTCAGCCGGGAACCAAGATTCATTTCCATTTTGAATTTTCCCTCCCGGCATCAGTCGTCTTTCTTTTCTTTCTCCAAGCTGCCCGTGCCAACGGCGTTTGCCAGTTCCGGGTTGTTGAACACGCCCATCACAGCCTTCTTGCCCGCATACAGCATGGCACCGGTGGCCATCTTGGTCAGCGCCTGCTGTCCGGAATTGTTGAGCACCGTCTTCACAAAGGTCTGCCCGCCGTTGATTTCCTTCTTCAGGTTCTTCACGTCACGCTGCAGCTGGAGACGTTCCCGCTCCATCTTCAGTTCCTTGTTCGGATCGTCCTCCCGGACGTTCGTCTGCCCGGCCAGGTCCCGGTACTGCTTTTCCATCTGCATCCGGTTGATCTGGGTCCGCAGTTCTTCATCTGTGTAGTCGCTGGGGTTCTTCTTCGGCGCCTTTGGGGCATAATTCGGTTTTTCCTCACTGCCGCCTTTATCGCCGCCTTCTCCGTAGCGTTTCCGGCCTGCGGGGGTCAGAGTGCCGTCCGGGTTCTGATACCGGCGCACACCCCATTTCATACCCTTAATGCCCCAGTGGTAAAGCTCTTCATCCCGTACCATTCTCTCCCTCCTTCCTGTCGGCTGTTCATCAGCGGAAGTAACGCTTGTAGGTCGGCTTGTAGTAGGGGCGCTGGCGGATGTTGTCCATAATATGCTTCTGGGCTTTCACGCGCTCAACGGCTTCCTGATGGCGTTTGCGGCGTGCACGCTTTGCATCCATTTCGGCCTTCTGCTTGCGAACATTCTCGGTGGCGCGCTTGTGATCCACACTGCGTTTCCACTTGTTGCGGCTTTCAAGGGTGCGAGCTCGGTCTACGCTGCGCTTCCACTTGTTGCGCTTCTCGAGGTTTTCGGCGCGGCGCTGCTTGCTGTAGCGTTTCATGTCCATGCTGTGCTGTTCGCCAATGCGCTTGGCCTGGGTGGATTCACGCTTCTGCTTGCGGGCGCGCTTTGCATCCATTTCGGCCTTCTGCTTGCGAACACTTTCATTGGCACGTTCGTGATCCACGCTGCGCTTCCACTTGTTGCGACGCTCGATATCCATCTCACGCTTTTGCTTGGCGATGCTTTCGCGGGTCTCTGCACGCCGGCGAGCCTTAAGAGTACCCTTCTGGAGAATCAAAGCATCCCGGCTCTTACCTGTCTCAGCATAGGTACCCTGGCCAGGGGTCCCCTTATTGTTCTTATAAGCAGAGTATTCCTCTGCTGTGTAGAAATAGCGGTACTGGTTTTTGCCGCCTTTGTTGCCCACAAGTTCCCGGGCATAATATCGGTGACCAGCCCGTTCGCTTCCCTGACTATGGGCTATGTAATCCCAATAATCCATTGTTTTGCCACCTTTCTGCATGTTATTGCAATTTACTTTTGCCTTACGGCATGTTATACTTTTGTTACGAATATCCCTTGCGAGGAAAGGAATTGGAAAAATATGGCTACTGTTACCTGTCCCGATTGCGGTAAGCACCTTATTGTTGCAGACCCGAGTCGTCAGTTCATGTTCTGTGAATACTGCGGTGCAAAAATCAATCTCAACATAAACGTGAATCTCAGCTACTCTAAAACAGAGCACGTTGAACGTGTAGTTAACGAAGCCAAGGTTAAAACTGCCAATAATGTAGGCAAGGTTATTGATGTCGTTGCCTCTTCGATTGAGGAGCAGAATCGCCGTGTCCAGGAAGAGCAGGAACGCGTTCAAGCCGCGCAGCATGACCGCAAAGAAAAAATCATGCACGGCCAGTATTCCTTTAAAGAAATGTTCGTTGACTTTGCTCAATCCAGGCAGGGCAAAGGACTTATGCTTTTTACACTTGCCATGGTCATGGCGTTTGGCATGATGGTGTGGGGCGAGCATGATGAAAAAATCAAGGCTCATCAGGCAGAACTTGATGCACTCGAACAGGAAAAGCGTGCTGCGGCTCATCTTGCCATAAATCAGGCGCAAATCCCGGAGTTCGACTCTACCATAGATGCCAGAACGTTTGTAAAGAACGTGAAGAGTCAGGGTTTCGTCAATGTTACCTCCGAAGCTGTTCCTGATCTTATCCTTGGTATCAACAACAAAGAATATGAGATCATCGAGGTTCTCGTCGATGGTGCGCCGGACTATAGTTCTGATACATGGTATCCAACCGATACAGATATTGTTGTTCGGTATCACGCATATCATTAAAGGAGATCGGCAATGACTCTCACTTGTCCTAATTGTGGAAACGACATTCCGATTTCAAAACGCATGGTCAAAACCATAAAATGTCCCTTTTGCAAAGACAAATTTGGTGTCGAGTATGCCGACGAGGAAGGCAACCCTCCAAAATATTTCTGGGACAAACACCCAGAAGCCACAAAGGCAATCGCGGTGGCAGTGCCGATTATCAGCAAAGTTGCTCTGTGGATGATACAGCATTGGGATGAACTCTTCCCGAGCAAAGAACTCTCTGAATTTTCAGATGTATCTTGCAATTCTATTGATCAACCATCGTGTGAACCAAATCCCAAAGCAATTTCAGAGCAGACAACTGAATTGATTTCAGTTGATTCCCCGGAAGGCGAATATAAATTAGCACACTATGGGCTAAATAAAAGACGCCTTCCAAAAAACCACAGTGCTTCTCCTGCTAAAAAGCAGGAAGCTCATGATCTTGGTATTGACATAGGCAACGAGTACACCCTTGTTGACCCATACAACAAACCCTACAAGAGCAAATCGACTTAATCACTCAAACGCATCCCGGTTCACCTTATAAGCCACATACGCATCCATCATAGCGGCAACTGCATCGATCTTCTGATCATACCTCTGTTTCAGAAGCTTGCGGTTGCCGTTTGTGTCTTCCAGAGTAATGCAGTTTCCCATGGCAAATTGCATAAGTTGCTCGTCAAACAGCAGTTTTCGCTGTTCGCTCAGCTTCTTCAGCTCGCCCAGCGGCACGCTCTCTGTCTTTGCGCCCTGGATCACCTTCTCGATGGCATACTCGCCGTTCTCTCTGGCCCACCGTTCCACAAAGTCCTTTGCGTTATAGGGGTCGTAGCCGAAAGACCGTACGTCGTACCCGCTGTTCTCGATAAAGTGGTCAAGGTCGTCGTACACTTCCATCATGTCCAGCACGGTGCCTTCCATCACCGCCAGTGTCCCCTCCCGCATGAACTCGTCATACTTCTGCCGCATTGCAATGGGCAGCTTCGAGAGGGTGTAGCTCGTAATGTAGTCCCTCGTCTTCACGCCGAAATATCCGTGCTCCATCGGGAACAGGAAGGTAAACGCGCAAAAGTCGTCGCCCTGGCTGAGGTCTGCGCCCATGCTGCACGCCATCTGCCAGAAGTCCCGGTGCCGGTGCGGCAGGGTCTCCTCGTAGGGGAAGAAGTAGGTGTAACCCTCCATCGGGATACCGAAGCGCTTTGCCAGGATGTCATTCCGGCTGGCAGGAGCCTTCTCGGCGCGTTCAACGTCCAGCTGGTAGGCTTCGTAGCTCACTGTGGCTCCCAGGTTCGGGTTCGCCTTCACCCACATGCTGGGGTCATTTACCTCGTCGATGCTGTCCAGCTTGTAGTACCAGATGGACACATGCGGGTTCACATAGTCGCCCTTCAGGATGCTCATCAATTCCATTTTGATGTCGTCACCGCAGCCGTTGCGCACCGTGCCCTCGCTGCTGGTAGCTACGATCAGGTAATCCTCCACCTTGCAGCTGCCCTGCTCGATAGCGCCAATAGGGTCTTCCCTGATGGGGCACGAGAGCCATTCATCCACTGTGGCCACCTTGTCTCTCCGTCCCTGCAGCTTGTCAATGCTCATGGGGCGGATTTCCAAAAGGCTGTTGGTCAGGAAGTTCTCGATGCCCTTCTTTGTACTGGCCAGCTTCACCCGCGCCGACTGGGAGCCGGTGGTATTCTGCATGCTGCCTTCGGTCATGAAACGGTACAGCGGACCGCGGCTCCGCGCCAGTGCCGTGCGGATGGGGCTCAGCACCTCTTCCGCCTGCTTCATGGTAGGAGCCGTCGTGATCTGTTGCGTAGTGTGTCCGTCCACTGCAAGGAAGTATTGCTGGATGCAGCTGTCGTAGATGCTCTTTGCCGCTCCTCGTGCCACGATCAGATACTGCTTGCGGACAAGGCGGTGCTTGATGCGCTTCTGGATGTACCTGCCACCATGGCCGTCGGGGTTGGGCTTGTAGATGGTGCGTTCTTCAAAGTAGTACCATCCGAAGATTTCCTCCGCCCATAGCTTGAAGGTGTCCAGCAACTTCATGTCACTGCCGTCGGTCAGGGTCAGTTCCCGTTCACAGAACTTCACAAAGCCATCCATGGCCTTGTCGTCGTAGTAGATACCCGGATTTGCGATAAGATCATCGATCCGGTTCATCTCCATGGAGATTTCCCTGCAGACAGGAATTTCGCCTCGCAGCACGGCCTCCCGGAAACGGCCGTAATATTTTGGCGTAGCCGTGTTCGAGAGTGCCATGGTTTATGCTCCTATCAGATTTTCCCGATCATCCACCAATGCCGATTAAGATACACCGGCTTTAGTCCGTCATGCTTAGCCTCCTAGCTTACCGCTTGTCCTGCTGGGTCAGCTCCCGGTACTGGTCCGCTGTCAGGCGGTATTCCTGGTTCACGGCCACAGCGTCGGTGTCGGCCTGAGCGGCCTGGGTCTCGGTCAGCAGTTCGGCAAGGGTGGGGTAGTGGTAGCCGGTGAGCCAGATCTCTACGGTGTAGCCGCTGGTCGACGTTTCTGTTGCAAAGTGCAGGGTCCCGTTTGTCTGGAAAGTCGTGTTGGATGCGAAAATTCCAGTGCCATTTCCGTAGTTATGATTGGCGGTGCTGCCTTTTGCAATGTCTACTTCTTCACCGTATGGGCTGCCGGGGCTGTTGTAGCGTGTCTTGACGTGCACGTAGTCCAGGCCGTCTGGCATTTTGATATCGTAGGTCTTCCACCTTTTTCCGGTTTCTTCGTAGTGGTTCCACACCAGCCGGGGCTCCGACTTGACCGCCACACTGGCCGCGATGGTGTCATACAGCGTCTTGCCGCTCAGGGTGCCGTCCGCAGCGATGTCCAGATAGTCGCCCACCTTCACGCCGCCCAGCTGGTCTGCTGTGGCGGCAGGCAGAGTATACGGCGTGCCAAACTTGGCATCGGCCTGAGCTTTGGTATAGTAGTCGGAAAGATCGACTTTTTGAATGCTGTCTTTCCACGATTTTGTATCATTGTCCCACGTCCAAATAGTGTCTGTGGTACCAACGACCGCCCACCAGCCGTTTTCGCCTACAGGAACAGCGGCTTTCAGAGCTTCCGGCGTGGCGTACCACCCCTGTGCACCGATGGTGATGGTGCGGACCTGCTCAAAGTATTCTTTTGTGCCCTGCAAATAAGTAGCAGATTGAGATTCCGAACTCTTTGAATTGATTTCGCTTGTCTTGGCAGCAGCAGCAGACAAAGTTGCATTTTCAGAGTCTGCTTTTACAATTGCAGAAACATCTTTTGCGGCATTTTTTGCAGCCTGTTCTGCTTTTGCACGTTCTTCCGCAGCGGAATTTGCCGCAGAGACGGCTTCCTCTTTTGCGTTGATGGCACCTGCAACTGTACTCAGCTCATTTAAAGTGGATGCGTTGATTGGTGTGCCGTCCTTTATAGGTTCGTCGTTTCGGACGAGCGTTACAACTTCAGACGACCCATCCTCACGGACTAACGTCCACCTGCCAGGATATTTTGATATGCGGTCTTCAAAAACCATATTGGTCCTCCCCAGCCATGTATTCGCCAGAAAAAGTAACGTAAGTTTTGGCGATTGATTCTATGTCTGACAAAATGCTTTCAAGTTGGTTCATTGTCTCGAATCCGAGCCTATCCATAGACGTAGGTGTCGGCGCAGTTTTGGCGTCTCCTGAGTTTTTAGAACGAATAGATTCGATATTCGACAGCCACCTAGTAGCATCTGACGTGGTAAGATACCCGTTTATGTTCCAGTCCGTCTTGACATCTACGTCCGCACCAAGAAGTGAAGCAAGCTCTGATATGCCGGTTTCTATTCTCGAAAAATCTCTGTAGTCAAGAGCCCCTTTCATACCGGAAAGCCACTCTGCTTTTTCCTCATCCGTCCAGGTCCCGTTCACGGCTTTGCCGTAAATGAACTTTAGGCGGTCAACATCGTCTTGGCTTCTGTCTGTAATCCAAATCGCCATAGTCCCTCCTTAAAGCAAAATCTTTTTGCCGTTGCCGACTTTAGTCGTGGACGGAAGCGTGAAAGCAGGGCTGAACTTGTTAGAGCTCCAAGCATTGTACTGCTCTGTGAGGAAAAAAATCCTACCTGCACTAGACGTTCCAAGACTGTAAGTCCCAACGAGTTGGCCCACGATATGGTTTCCATCAAAATCTCGCCATGCAGGGGAACGTGACCATCTGCGGATAAGACGATTGGCGGAATCATCATAAGACTGAACAAAAACATTTCGGGTTTGCTTTGGTAGTACAGAACCTTCTTTTTTGAAAAATGGGTTACTGCCATTTACATAAACATCTGCGTTTTTGTCTTCCGGGTCAAACATCTCATAAATAGACGGGAGAAAAACACTGCGAGAAAGCGTTCTGATTTCCGTAGTGCTACCGCCTACCGTGTAATAGAAAGAGGTAAACCCCATTGCGGACTTGACGGCATCGTTGAATTTGTTTTTGTAATCGCCATTCAACAATTTGTCGATGGAACTTCCAGCGTATGTATTGACGTGCGTCTGGTTCCACACTGTTTCAGCAAGAGGTTCTTTCCTGATAAGAAGTGTTCTACCGGGACCATTTAAGCCAGGCTCATACCCATGTTTTGCGACAACAAACTCTACATCCGCACCACTTTCTTGAATGTAAACAGACGATCCTTCCGGCATATCCGACAAAGACGGAGCCTGACTGATAACGGTACACTTTGCAGATACGGAAGATACGAAGGCTGTGACTACGGCATCTCCACTGGAAACAAAAGAAATGTCGCAAGCAGAAACGCCGCCTTTGTTGGAAGCGACCGAAATGGAAACAACGCCGGGAGGAGATGCTTCCCATCCGATTGCCGGGGAATCCTCTGAGGAAGGGACAAGCGTTGCGGTTAAACGAACGGTCTCTCCAGGAGCCACAAAAACGGAGCCCTTGTCAAGTCTAAGGGCACTTACGCTTTCCACCATATATCCTTCCATCGTCCCTTTAAAACAGCCATTAAAGGTATACTTGGCATCCGTAACGAGAACGTTCGATGCATATCCAAACTGATGGTTTGCTATAACAAAAGACAACGCATCAATATGAGGGCTTGCACGAAATTCCAAGTTTACCTTTCTTCTGTTAGAAAGAAGTGCGTATGTTTCGGTCAACGCATTTTTTGCGCTAGAAAATACAGATTTCGATACAAGCGGATTATTGATGCTTTGGGTCGCTCCGTTCCCACTAGCTCCGGCTGGATAAAAAACGGATTCGCCGCCAACCTTGCACGATACGTTTTTTATTTTTGTCGAAAACGTTATTTCTGGGTATTTAAAGCTATTCAAGAGCGATATTTCCTCAATACCAGACCTCGTGACTGGAACAAGAGGGACACGTTCAATGTGAATGACCCCATCTCTGGATTGGTAAAGAGCCATCCCGGCTGCGTTTGCAGCAAGCTGAAGAACGTCTGCGTTTTTATAAGAGGAAGCATCGGAGGAAATGTCGGAAGAATAGTTCTTTAATTCTTCCGAAATTTCGTAAGATATTCCGGAAACATCCAGAAGTTCCAACGCATCAAAGCACATCTGATAAAGGGTTCCGCTCGTGTGCCCGGTATAGATGGAATCTTGGAGGAAAGACAAAGCGTCCCTGGCATCAAACGACGCCGTTATGCCATTTGCTGGAATTGTCCACCCAGAAAGAAAGAACTTCCCTCCATCAATCCATTCGACAGCATCTCCAATGTCCATGCCGTACTGAACTGAAATCTCCTGACGTTCATAGAGATACCGATAAAGTCCACCTGGATTTACCGGGTTCCAGCGTTGCTCGGAGTTGTCAACAGAAAACGAAACGGAATCTTTGGAAAGCTGCCCAGAAATTGGGTCGCGTTTTGATTCGTGCGTATAAGAAAGCAAATCCGATTTGCTAAATTGGACACGCAGACCAAATTCAACTTGCTCCACTCTGGCTCTGCGGCCCTGGATGCACCACTCTAAAATTTCCAAAGTGATTGAATCATATCCGGAAATCTCAAAATCTACAGAGGATTCAACAGACTTGTTGTCGTCAACTTGTTTTGTTGCAACAAGCTCGCTGCCGTTATAGACCGTTAGTTTAAAAGATTTTGCATATTCATTTAAAGCAGACGACCACACGATTATAATTCCGGGGATTCTTTCAGTGTGTGTTTTGCTGAAAGAGAAAGTGATAATCGGATGGTTTGTGTCAGAAACACAATCCATACTTAAATACCCAGCGTTCTCGTAGGGCTCTGAACCTGGGACCAAAAGTTTGCTCCCATCAAGAACCCACAAATTAGGTTCTCCGGTGGCATAATTGGCCAAAGAAGCAGAATCCAGGTTTGTGACAGACAACGTGTTGCTGAATAAAGCCTGGTTGGAAGAGCTGGCAATAGCGTCTGCTTGGGCCTTATCGTCAGAGACGTGGTAAGTGATGCGAACAAACATCTCCGGAACAAGTGTTTTTTCGTATTGTTCAAGCCACTTGTCGGAAGGCAGAAAGCCCATGAATAATCACCTCTCTTAAACTTCAACGAGGCTAAGGGCCGCTCCGACCCATCCCATAACGTTTCCGTTGGACGGAGAACGCCTCCACATCCCAGCTGTTCTATCGGAAACATACATTTGCCTTGTCGTGTAGCTTGCAGTCGCTTGGTTATAAAACCGAACCGTGCAGTAAAAGTTTGTGGTAAACGGCCCGATGACGTCCGCCCACTGTCTTGCGGTAAGATAATTCCATTTTAGAGAAATCTTCGCAACATCGTGCCGCACCACAGACCCAACGACTTTGCCTTGTACGTTTCGTCCAGAATCGACTATAGTGCTTGTTGTAGCGTCGTAGGAGGAAGGCTCAGGCAGCTCTCTGCCATTTACTGTGACGAGAGATTGCATAAAACGTAAACCTCCTTAGTAGCTGTAAACTTCGTCTCCCATAATCTGGAACCCACGCTCAGACTGCCGTTTCTCAACGGACGCAGTGATTTGCTTTCCGTCAAGGTAAATCTTGAGCTCTTTCCCTCCGGTAAGCTCGTCTCCGTACCGCTGGAAGATGTCAAGGAATGCGTTATAGCAACCATCATGGACGGCACTGCGGAGCTCTGCGGGGCTCGCTCCGCTAGCGGAAGAACTTGGGTAATAGCTACCGGAAGACGTATTGGAGCCATTGGCGGAATCATAATCGCTCGTGCCAGGGTAGCTTGAGTAGTTGTCATTCACAGACGGGCGGGAGCTTGTTCCGTACTTTCCAACAAGCGTTCCGACAATTCCTGCGATGGCGGCTGCAATTGCAACGCCGCCAGCAATCATGATGACGCCGGTTGGAATGCCAAGAGAGGTCAAAACGCTGCCGATCGTCTGCAAGATGCCCATAAAAGCAGCTCCAATTTGACCGATAAGCCCGGCAATGCCAGCGATGATAGATGGGAACTGGCTCAAAACGCCAGAAGAAAGGCCAATACTGATCGCCCTGCCGGATGCCGAGATTGGCCCAATCAGAGAAGAAAACGAGGACGCAATTTTACTTCCAAGACCGACGACCTGCGTGGAGATTTCTCCAAATTTTGAAGTAATCCCAGCTAAGATATTGTTTCCGACGAGTTTTGCAGAAGAAAATACTTTGGAACCAACGGTCTTAAGAGCACTGGTGAGATTGGAAACCAAGTCGGAAGCGTAAGACTTGACCTGTTTTCGGTTTTCTTCCCCCATTGCCTTCCAGATAATGGCTGCTGTGTTTTCGGCGACGGTTTGGATATCGCCTTTCTTGACCGCATCGATCATGCTCTTAATCGTGCCAATGAAGTCGCTCTTAAGACCGTTGTCGATTTCATTCCACTTTGCGTCAAACGTATTGACCATGTTATCAACAAAGCCATTTGCAACGTCTGCGCCATAGTCAATCATCTCGTTGCCCTTCTGCTGAACAACGTTTGCCAAATTGGTCATAGCTTGTTCAACATAGGGAGACGCAGCATTGATGCCGTTTGCAAGACCTTGAACGATGTAACCGCCAATCTCCGCAAATACAGTAGAAGGGGAGTGGATGCCGAGCACATTCTTGACCTTATCAATGACTGCATTGCCAACATTTGCAACAGCGTTTTTGGCCGTTTCAATCATGTTGTTCACGCCATCAATAAGACCCTGAATCAGATTTTTGCCAATATCAAAAAGACTAAAATTGTCGAATGCACTCTTGATTGCAGAAAGAATCTTCTTTGCGGTTTCAGCTACGCTAGAGATAGCATCGGTAATGCCTTTCTTTAATCCAGCGATAATATAGCCGCCTTGTTCGGCCATTACGGTAGATGGGGAATTGATTCCAAAGGCAGACTTAAAGCCATTGATGAATGGATTGAACACATTTTCGACAATCCAAGAAGCAACATTCGTGATTGCGTCTTGAATGCCATAATAAATACCGTAGACAATATTCAGGCCAACATTATTGAACGGCCCCTCTGCCACTTTCTTTTCAAAATAATCGGCAATTCGAGAAACTAGACCGCCCATGAAGTCGAGTGCTTCAATGAATGCTTCGCCAAAGAAACGACCGATGGCTTGAGCTAGACCGGCCCAATCTACAGAAGTAACGGCTCTAATAGCAAAGTCAACGAGGTCTTGACCGAGCTGGTAAGAGTCTGTGCCAGCCAAGAAATCAGAAACAGCGTTAATGCTATCAGTAATAAAGTTGAAAAAAACTCTTGCAAGCTTTTCAATCTCAACATTTTGAAGAGCATCAGAAAGCTTATCAGTTAGTTGCTTCCCAACACCAGTCCAATCTACTGTTGCTATCCAATCTGAAAGTTCGTGAAAAAATCCAGAAAAGCCATCAATAAAGGCGTTAAGCACAGATGTCCAGTCAAGCTGAGACAGGAAACCACCAAGAAGCTCAAACTCGATGATGAATCTGTCCGCAAGTAATCGGCCAAACAAATCCCAGTCTACAGAATCCACGAGCCCGTTAACGCCATCTGCAAAAAACGCTCCAAGCGAGGCCCAATCAATAGAATGGATGGCATTATAAATCATGCCCATAAGTTTATTTAGCTGTTCGCCGATTTGGGTTCCGATTTGGAAAGAATCGAGAGATTTTAATTTTGCCTTAATCTCGTCAACAGCGCTTCCAGCATAATCTTTGAACATATCATACTGGGAGAGGTCAACGTCGCCGAGCAGATTGCCAGCAGCACCGCCACTGCCAGAGCCAGAAGAGCCGGAATTTTGCGAAGGGTCGATAATGTTTAATTCATCAAAGCCCATCGTATAATCTTTGGCCGCTTTCGCCGCCGCTTTCGTAGCATCAGCAGTGTCATCCATAGCGCTGGTTACACCGCCAATATCTTTCTGTGTCTTGCTAAAATCGGTAAATTCAATTTTCTGCCCGAACACAGATGCAAGAGAGACCACAAATTCTTTGATAAGGTCAACTGCTGCAATCAGAACGGGGAGAATCGCCTTAAATGCGGGATAAAGAAGCTGGCCTACAGCCTTTGCAAGCTGCGAAATTTCAGACTTCAAAATGCGTACCATATTGGCGGGGCTACTAATGGTCTGCGCGAGGTTGCCTTGAATGTTGGTAGTCTGCTTCATAATGGCGATGTAGCGAAGAACTGCCTTATCTGCCTGAGACAGACTAGAAACCTGTTTATTAAAGCCCAAAGCAAGAAGTTCCTGCTGCAACCGTGCCTGAGACAAGTCAACGCCCAAGCGGCGAATAGGCTCAAGTTCTCCAGAGATAGCAGAAGCAATTGCGGTAAAGGTAGTAGCGGTATCTTTATTCCAATAGGACGATTCGTCATAGGCAAGTTGGGTCAGGTTCTTGGATAAGATATACGCTTTATCGCTTGCCAGGCCGAACGAAGTTGCAAGGCTTTGGATCGTAGCAATGTTTGTCATTGCTTCTGTCGGGTCGATGCCAAGCAGAGATTCCATCTTATTGATAAGCTCTGTTGCTTGACCGCTTAACTCGCCCATTGCGTTATTGAACAAGTCTGTTGCTTCATAAAAGTCATTGAACTTAGTAACGGCATTGGCAAGATAAGTGGCAATAGCTTTCAGAGAAACTAGCTGTGCTGCACGTTTCTTGATGGCTTCCAACTGGCTTGCCAAGCTTGAAAGGCTAGTACTTGCTTTCTGGTTTGCCGAAGAAAAGCGGGTTGTAGAATTGACAGCACTTTTAATTTTAGATGGAAGTGAAGAAAAAGAGCGCCCTACCTTGTCCAGTTTGGAAGCGAGTGGAGAAATAGCGGATGCCACTTTCTTACAAACTTCCGCAAAATCATCAAGCGTTTTAGAGTCCAGCTTCTTTGTAATGCTTGGGATTTTAGCAATGGAATTGATTGCACTGCTTACGCCACGCAAACTCTTAATGGCAGAATCGCTAATAGAAGAAATAGGGGAAAGGCCGTTCTTCAAGCTGTTCATCTTGCTGCCAAGTCCTGAAAAATCCATGTTTCCAAGATTGACGGACGAAATTTTGTTCAAAGCATTAGCAACAGAGCGGATGCCTTTTGCGCTTTGAGTAAGGTCTACATTAGCAAGACCGTTCATAAAAGACGTGATTTTGCTAAGACCGTCCAGCCCAGTAGATGCGGATTTAAGAGCGGAAATAGAAGCAGATAACTTATCAAGACTACTGCAAACCTTTGCCACGTTGCCTTTCGTCCGCAAATTAGAAATGGCGGCAGCGAGCTTGTCGATATTAAGCTCTGCACCCTGCGATTCTGCAGAAATTTCTACGGATAAGCTCGTAATATCAACATCAGCCATCACTACCACCATCACTTTCCATCATAGAGAACATCATTCTCTTGATTCGCTCCTGCGCCTCAACTGCGCGTTGGTATTCATATTCGTCTTTCTCCTTTTGGGTAAGAGGAATCGGTCTATCCATGTACTTGATAAGCTTAGACCCTTTCTTTCGGAACATATTGCCAACCGTAGAGGAAAGCGCAGATGCCATGTAAAAGCCGTTTCTCCACGCTTCAGCATTGGCTCTGCGTTCCCGCAGCTCCTCTGCGTCACGGTAGGCCTTCGCCAGCCAGACATCACCGTGCCAGAACTGGTCGTATGTCATGCCGATAGAGATGTAATAGGCTTCTACATCGTGGAACAGCTTGGAGAAAGAGAATGTCTCCCCCTCTTCGTCTGCTTCCTGAGATTGTGCAGTTACACAATCTCCCACGTTGCGTTTTTTGCGGTCTTGTCCTCAGTGTCAGTTGCCAGCAGGGACTTGGAAGCATCCACGAACATCTCAAGCAGAACGCCCATAAGGTCTTCCTTATCCTCAATGTGCTGGAACATTTCATCAACGACCTTGCGCTTGATGCCCTTGTTCCGTGCAATGAAAGCACCGTAGAACAGAGCACGGGAGTTGGACAGCAGATTGGTCATCTGGGTGTACTGGCCAATCTGAAAGCCTGCGCGTTCGGTGGCTTCCACGCTGTCACGAGTGAAGGTCAGCTCGTAAGTGTTCTTGCCATCGGGGGAATGAAAGTTGATAACTTTAGCAGCCATAATAAATGCTCTCCTTTATAAATAGGGGCAGAACCAAATCTGTTGTTCAGTTCTGCCCGGTTTGATTGATTCGATTTTTGCGGTTTAGCCGCCAGTGACAGTCAGGGTCTCGCTGAACTCAGGCTTCTTGGTGAAGATGCAGTTGATGGTCATTTCCACAACCTCGTCCACGCCGAAGCCAGACAGACCAACCTGATGCATACCCTGCCAAGTGAAGCCGGAGCCGTCCTGCATCTTCAGGGCGTAATACTTCACGGTGTTGCTCTCGGAAGTCTCATCGTAGCCAGCTTCCTTGACCTTCTTGTAGTCAGTCTTGTTGTAGTTGGCAGTAAAGGACTTGGTGTCGCTCTGGATAATGCCAAAGATGTTGACCTGCATGGGGTCAGACAGAGTAGTGGCATCCAGAAGGTTCGGCTCGGAGATCAGGTCGGGCACATCCTTGATGTCGCACAGCTTCGTCAGAGCGGTTGCGCTGTCGCCACAATACAGGGTGGTATTCAGACCGGAGATAGCAGTACTCATAGAATGTTTACCTCCTTAGTTTCGGTAAATCATTCCGTCCTCTCCGATTGTTGCCCCGTAGCTGCAATCAATCCGATAGACGGAATTATTGTACAGCCCATTCAATGGGGCAAACGATTTGCGATAAAAATTGAGCGGTTCAAGAATAGAATCCACGATTCCAACGATGGAACGTGCTTCTGCAATGCGTCCGGTGTCCTTATTGGAGTAGACCCGCACACGCAGGGAAACGGCAGCGTACTTGCTGTGACCAGCAGAATCAATGTGTACAGGAAGATTGCTGTTTTCCTCTATCTGCACACACGGAAACTTCTTGACGTTGCTGTCATTGATTTCACCAGTAACGAAGATGCCGGGGACTTGCTTTCGCAGCTCCTTAGCAACAGCCGTGAAGATGGAATTGAAATAATCAATCAACTATTCCAAACCTCCCTCCACGTTGCTTCGATTTGAGAAGCCATTTCCTCAACAGCCCCCCACATAGCCATAGCTGGTTCGTTGCCATCGGTGTAATTCAGCTGGCCTTTACCATCCACCTGCTTAATAGGCGTACCAGCATTGCCGGGGTCACCGTAGTAGTACCAACGTCTGCCAGCACCCTTGCCTTGGCCGTAGGAGCCATGCGCACCAACACCGGGCGGTAGTTCACCGCCATATCCGTTGTGATGTGCGCCAGTGCCAAACTCGATAAAGGCAACTGACTTGCCCTCTGCAATGATGGTGCAGGTGTTTCCGTTCTGTTCAACACGGCAAGAGACATCGTTGCTACCGGCATATTCTGCATTTGCAAAGCGAACTTTCGCCACATCAAGCCCTTTGTCAGCCAAAGCCTTTGCAAACTCTTTCGCCTTTTTGTTCAGGGTGGTCTTGTACTCCTGTATCTGACGTTCCGCATCACGAAGTCCGGCATCGCTCAACCTCACTTTAATTTTCACTTGCAGCCACCTCTTTCAGCGCATACAGCGTGTCCGTAATATGCTCTGCGACCTTGACCACAGTGTAATTGAAGGGCTTTGAAACGTCTGTCTGAAACCAGACGTGTGTGCCTTCATAAAGCGGGGTGTTGTGCTTTTTGCTGGACGAACTGACAACGTAGCTGTAATCCGTGAACGTGCCGAAAGGGTTTGCTTCCGCAGCGCCGGTAGGCGGGCTGACATTCAGCATTAGCTTTGCGGGTTCGCTCCACGATTCGTATGCGGATTCGCCAGTCTCGTTTCCCCACTCGTCCACAACAGGCATTTTCTCGCCAACAGGGTTCGAGTACCACAGCGGGCGCTTGTCCAGCGGGCTTCCATTGAACATCAGCCGATAACACCTACTCTCGGAACCACTTCATTCAGCAGGGACTGTGCTACATCGGAGCTTTCCCACACACGAGTAATGCCATTGTTGGTGTAGCTCGTCTGTCCGTTTGCGCCGATGTGGTTGTACAGTTCCGCTGCAATTCGTACTTGCAGCGACTGATACTGCGAAGGCAGCTCGTCCGGTCTGTTGCCGAAGGGGTAGCCCTGTGCAAATATCTTGTCTTTGGCGAAATCAAGCAGCAGGTCGAAGAGCGGGTAGTCCTCGTCCGTGACTTCACGGTCAAGTGCAGGGGCGATGTACTGCCCAAGCTTGACTGCCGCTTCGGAATACTGGTCTCCCATGCTGCTTTCCTCCTTTCGCCTTAGTAAGCCTTGATGCAGTACACAGCGTCCATGCGCTCAAAGGACGGCAGGACAATCTCAGAAGCATAGACGTTGGCGTTGACCGGGTGAACGGTCAGCTCAGTGGTGATGGCAACGCCGGTGTTCACGATGGACACGGATGCACCAGACTGACCAGACAGCAGGTCGGCTTCCTCAGGAGTAGTGCCGTACCAAGTGCTACCCAGAGCGCCGGACGGAGCAACCACCACCATGCCGTCAGGCAGGTACTTTTCGCTTGCGCTGTACTGGTCTGCCTTGAACATCTTATCGTACAGATGAATGGTCAGACCGGTTGCGGATTCGATAATCTGCCGTGCTTCGGAATCCAGCAGAACGGCGTTCGCCTTTGCGGTGACCGTCATGAACCGATTCTTCACCTCGTCCGCAGCAATCATGTTGCGGAAGGTGGCAGTGTTCATGTACACTTCGGTCACGACCTCGCCAACGCTTGCCAGAACAGAGTCCTTTGCGGCGTTCAGGTCTGCAATGGGGGTGGCAGTGGCAGCAGACCACTTAGACTTGGCGACACCGCTGATATCCTTAAAGTTGGTGGATTTCCAGCCGCCGTCCGGGTCGTAGTTGTAGGTGTAGTCCACGCCGTTTGCCTTGATGGTGATGCCAGGAACACCATTGGCGGGAGCCAGCAGCTGCCAGATCATACGCTCGGGTACGATACGTGCACCAGTGATAAGCTGTGCGGTGTCATCGTACAGACGGTTCATCACGTCACGAGCATAAGGGTCATTGCTGTCCAGGACACGCAGGATTTCCTGACGGTCTTTCTCGCCCAGATGGTAGCCCTCACGGAAGAACGGCATCTCGGTCTCATCGAACTTGAAGCCCTCACGGGTACGGAACGTAGCCTTTGCGTCAAATGCGCTGGGCATCAGAGAAACGCCAACGCCCTTGTGACCGCGCAGCCACTTCAGGTCAAGACCAGCCTTCTTCTTTGCGGGGAACAGTGCATCAGATGCGAAAGGCATCGCATTGGTGGGGTCATTCGTCCAATAGGCGGCAATCGCAGCCGGGGCAAAGACTTCCTTAAGATTCAGTGCCATGTTGTTTTACCTCCTATTAAGCGTTCACGCTGATGTTGTCACGGCAGAAGATGCCAGGAATGGCGGTCTTAAGCGCAGTAATCGCATCAGAATCATAGGTGAAGCCAGAGCTTGCAGCGGCTTTCTTGGTGTCGATAACGCCACGAATCAGCAGGGAAGCATTAGGGTTCTCTGCCGGGTCAACGTCATACAGAAGAATGCCGTCTGCGGTGGCAGAGGTTGCTTTCTTGCCAGCTTTGGTCATGGGATAGCCAGCCTTAACCGCAGCAGTTTCGGTCACGGTAAAGGGAATGGCAGTGTAGTCATTGGAAGCGAGGATGGTATCGTTGATTCCGTTGACCGTGTTTCGGGTAAACTTCATGTTTTCCTCCTTGTTAATGGAAAGCACTCATTGCGTCACTCGATGCCTTAGAAGTGTTTGCGTTCTGCTGTGCAAGGCTCTTAGCAAATGCCACGCCCTCACTGTCAGAGCCGCCATTGCCATCCGCACCCGGAGGTGTGGGCATATCTTTCAGAAGGGAAGCCTTGTATGCGGTGTCATGGGCGGTCATAAACTCCGCCTGAAACTTAAACACCTTGTCCATGTCACCGTCAGCCAGTGCAGACGCAGCCTTGTTGGCAAGTTCAGCGTCATAACCCTGTGCAACGAACTTTTCACGGTAAGATGCAAGGGTCTTTTCCTTGACGAGGTTCTCCTTGTCGGCGGTCAGGGCATCAATCTGCTTCTGCATCTCTGCCAGCTTGTCAGCCTGTTCCTGTGCGGCGTTCTCGTCATCGGTACGCTTTGCCTTGAGTTGCTTCTTGTACTCGGCGGCTTCGCCGTTGGCTTTCGTCACTGCGTTGCGCAGCTTCTCGACCTCTGCGCTAGGGTCTGCAACCTTTTCAAGCGCAGAAATGATTTCATCAGCGGTCATGCCCTCTTTGTAGGCATCACCAAGTAACGCTTTGTAGTTCATATCGTTAATTTCCTCCTGCGTTTTTTTACCGTTGCTTCCCTGCAACGCTGCGAAATTTATATCCCGGCTTCCCTGCCGTGTTTATGGCAAAGGACTATTCGTCCTCTGTTTCTTTATTGGTATCGGCAGACTGTTCATCTGCCACGTTCCCAGCATTTGTGCCGGGAACATCCTGTTTGGGCTGCTCCTGCGGCTTCGGAGCTTTCCCATCCTCGCCCAGCTTGCCAGCGGCAATCAGGAAAGGCTTGCTCATTTCGTAAGCAGCCTGTGGGTCGGGGAACAGACCAGGCGTAGTGAACGCCAACTGCGGGTCAATCGGCTGCTGCAACATCTGCGCAAAAATCTGAACCTTACTCTGCTGGTTGTCGTACTGACGGCGGGGCAGTTTGATGTTGATGTCGCTTGCCATCAGTTTAGAACCAGCCGTATCACGCAGGATTTTCAACATTACAGACAGGCTTTGGCGCTCAGCATACTTGAACATATTCTCGTACTGCTGCGCTCTTGCTTCGGTGTGATTCCAGCCATTACGGACGATAACTGCACCCACGTTGTCTGACGTTGCGTTCTCGCTGCCAGTAGCACTAGGCATGGCAGTCAGGCTGCGGTACACGTTCAACATGGAATCAAGCAAGGTCTGGCTCTGCTGCTGGTCAAGCTCGTTTGCAATCTGAGAAACAGAAGCGGGCAGACCAGAAGTGGATTTCAGGCACATTGCACCAAGCTCTTTTACTTGGTCGAGAGCATCCTTGTCCACAAGGCAATTGGTAAACACCATGATGGACTGGATGAACTGCGCCACACCGTCCAAACGGTTGCTTTCAAGGTCGTTGATGGCATCCAGCACAGGGATAGCCGGTTCAAACAGACCCATTCGTTCCGGGTTCAGCTTGTATTCGACCATCGGTAGCATTCCAAGGGAATGGTGTTCACCATTTCCTCCCTCGTTAACTACCTTGCCGTTGTCGATTTCAAAGTACTGGTTCGGCGTATACACACAAATCAGGTCGTTCAGGTCATTCTGATAATTGCGTGGGATGTGCAGAACATTGGCAATGGGCTTGTGTCCAATGCCGGAGTTGTAAATCACATACGCCATGTCCGGGTCGGGAACGTCCACCAGTAGGGGCGTTTCGTCCGGGTAGTTGCCGTTGTACCCTTTGTCAGGAAGAACGATGCGATATCCCTGTCCGCACTCCAACATCCACTGCCAGAGCCGCCGATCGAGTGCATCCTTGCCCTCATACTGCAAAGCATTTGACAGGCGGGCGATTTCCTCACCGTCACCAGTTGCCGTTTCAGACCGCACATAAGAGCAAGGAGTGCCGCTCATGTAGCCGGTGTAGAAGCCAACGCACTCGTTGGCATGATTCTCTACAATGCGATTGGTGATTTCAGCGTGGTACTCTTTCGTGCGGTGGAGGACAGGCTGGCTGCCCAAGTAGTAGTTGTGCAGAAAGCGAATCTCATTCTTGTTCAGCAGATGAATAGGCTCTGCCTTGCCCATGACTACTTTCAGCACGTTTGCGCGATTGATTTCCGTTTCTGGCGTTTCAATCGGTCTGCGTCCGGTCAGTGGCTCATTTAAAAAGCCGTCAACAACTATCTGATACTCAGCCATTCGTTCCTCCTTTCTGGCAAAATAAAAAGCGCAGCAAGACAAACCTGTTAAGGCCTATCTCACTGCGCCAAAACTGCGCTTCAAAAGCTATTTACTTTTCCGGCGGATGGATGATTTTCACCCATCCTTCCTTTGTGTCTCCTTCGATAACGCCCTTGCATCTGTCGCACTTGAAATGGTATCGTCCGTCTACTTCGCCAAGATAGCGGTTGCAACGGACGTTTTTATAGATTGGATTCTGCCTGATACAAGGGCAACAAATTCTAACTAGCATGAGCGCTCCTTTCGTTGGATTTCTGGAAACAGGCTGTTGAGCACAGACCTGTCAGAAGCTACTGGAAAACTGTTCGCACTTCCAGCCGTGCTATTCTTCGCCCGAAGAAAACCATTGCAGCCTTTACATTCAGTTGTTGGACAGACGTAAACGGGTAAGCTGCAATTTTGGTGCTACATAATGGATTTGAACCAATGTATGCTCGGATATGAGCCGAGTGCTCTAACCATACTAAGCTAATGTAGCATAAAAACCCGGCTTGATTGGTTAACCGCTGCTCTTTGCAATGTCATGCCTAAACATTACATTGAGAGCCGGGAATAGCGGTGGAGGTTTTGGAGAATAAGTCCATGCAAAGCTAGGTAGTTGATTGTGCTGCGTAACGGAATCGAACCGTTGCTTGCCAGCCGTGGGGGAGACAGGCTGGCATTCCCCTTACAATTGGAAACGCAACATATAAAGCCCGGTGAAGGCAAAAGAGTGAGAAAACCTCCACCGGTGAAAGGAGGAATATGCCTATTGACGCCCAAGCAAGTAAAAATGAAAAAACCTTGCTGCGCTGGGCTATTCCTTAGAGGAAGCTGCAAATCTTCCTGCGTACATTATAAGCCTTGTCAAGTGGTGAAATCAAATAAATAGACCCAGCGAACACAATATATTGTGTTTTTAATCAAAAAGGCCTCTTGACAGGCTCAATTTTACTGATTCCGTTATACAATTCATCGGCAAGCTGTGCCAGACTATCCGGTGCATCATCGTGCGGAACTTTGCCAAGCTGCGTGAACATTGTCACCTGTTCCATGAATGCCTTGTACTCTTTCGACTGGTGCTTTTCATCAAGGAAGTAGAACCGCTTGATGTCCGGCGCATACTGGATGATTCTGGACAGCTTGCTTTGACCACTTGGCGCACGTTGGCTGCGAACAGAGCAGTGATAACCCTGCTGCCGAAGCTGGCTGTCTACCACGTCACAGTATTCGTCACCGCCGTTGTTGGCTTCGCCGCGCACCACATTGATTTTGTGCTGGATGATTTTGCCCACGACTTCCGGTCTGGTCACGGTCTTATCGCCGTTATTGAACACAAGGTCTGGGATGAACACAGCATCTCCGTACACATAAGCGATAGGACAGGCGGTGAAGTCGCCGCCGCCCCATGCAATATCCATTACCATAAGCTTGCGATCAGGCTCGCCATCAGGCAGAACGCCGTTGAAATACCGCAGTTCATCAGCAGGGAACAGCAGACCTTCACGCACATAGGGCTTTCCCATGTACTTTGCCCACCATGTCGCATCGTCAATGCTGGCTTTCATATCGGCATAGTAGGCATCGTCAAAGCCCACGCCATAGTCATAATTGAAGTTGCTGTGTCCGTTCTCGTCCACCGCAGGAATCACCCGGAATCGGTACTTCGGGTTGTCTGCATACTGGTTCTGGATGCGACCCAGAGGGTCAAGCACATTCCAACGTGTACCAACCATCAGTTCCAATGCGCCTTGCTTTTTACGGTCTTTCAGCTGGTTCAGATAGGCATCATACTTGTTGTTCAGACGCTCAACGTTTAGGCTTTCCTCCAAGTCCTCGATCAAGTCATCGCTGTACAAAACGCCGCCCTCGCCGATTTCAACAGCACCAGTCAGCGTACCGCCAATGGAACGACAGGTCAGGGTGGGAAAGCGCTTTTTTCGGTTCAGGTCAACGCTTTCGTCCTTTGCGCTTTTGTCCACAAGCTGAACGTCAGGGAAGATTTTGCCCCAGTTGTAGGTAACAGGGTCAGTGATGATGGACAACACTTCACCATAGAAGCCGTTGGTCAGCTTGTCAGAGTGTCCGCTCATAACCGATGCAACGTCAGGGCGATTGCCCATCAGCCATGTGATGAAAAATATACAGAGCGTACTTTTTCCTGTACGCGGGGGCTGACTTACCCCAAGAAATTCTACACGGTGGAAAAATAAGTCCTCTAGGTCACGAACCAACGTCAAAAGAACCTTTCTTCTCGGCTGGTAGAACTTCTTCTCCGGCGCACGGTTCCATTCGAGGTAGATACAATAGCTGTCGAACACATCCTTTGCTTCAAACAGGTATGTCCGGCTAATAATGTCATAGACCTTCGCCACGTCCTCGCCTGTTTTCATCTTGCCCATCATGGCTGCGCAGACGGAGCGCAGCTCACCAGAGTATTTGTAGGCGTCGAACCGCTTGTCTTGTAGCAAAGCGTCCCTCAGGTTCACCACCGCCTGAAACCAGTCCTCGTAGACCTGCGCTTCGGTCGGATTCTGCTTTGCATACGCTTTGATACTGTCGATGATGGCGATACACTGCTTTGGCTGCATAAAAAAATAGGCACCCCCTACCTGAAAATGTAAAGAGTGCCTACAACTGCACAAAAATTGAATATTCGATTTTTATAATGCAATTTTAGAAAATTTCTTTCTCAAAATCAATTAAAAGAACTGCCCGACCGTTTCTAACCCTTTTTCTACCTTCTTCATTATGCTGTTTTCGGAGAGATACTCCATACCTTTCAAGGTAATCTGCGGGTGAATCGGCTCTACAATATGTGGGAACTTGTTCGTCAGGTCTTGCGTGTAGACCAGACCACGAATGAAACCGTTCATTTGCAGTTCGATCATAATCTGCTCCCAGTCAGAGACCTTTATCTTCATTGCTTTTGCAGAGATAAGCTCATAGTCAAATTCTTCATCGCCCTTGTGCTTATCCAGCAGTTTGAGAATTTTGTAGATGGCATTAAAATTGTCCATAAGCTACTCCTTTCACCTGTTCTGTTCAGCAATCCGATACCATGTCTGGCGGGTCACACCAAGCTGTTTGGCAGCGTCATTCTTTGTATAATGTCGGCTCACGTTTGCCATCACAACCAACTTTCATAACGTAATCAAGATATTGTTTTACCATCGTACTATCTTCGCAAATGCTGGCATACATAGCAAGCTGGATATTCTGTCCTAAGTTTGATTCAGTTGGTTTAATGGTTAATCCTTCATTTTCAAAAATCAGAATGGAGTTTGCTAATTTGCATCCTTCAACAAAAGCAAACAATTCTTCGTATTTCACAAAATCAAAAATTGAACGCAGCTTTGTTGTTCCATCTTGAACAATCAAATTACCGCCATGAATATTTTCTAGCTTTTCAGTTAAATCCATCTTTTGTTTCTTACTCATATTGATGTTCCTCCAAAAGAATGGTATACTGTGGTTGCACCATTCTTTTTCCTGTTTTGATGAAGTTGGTGTACTCTTAGCGGTGGCTTGTGGTTGGGCTGCCGCTATTTTTATTTGCGTATCTTTCGACACGCTCATACCAAGTGGATTTCCCGATGCCAAGCTGCTTGCAGCACTCTTTTACGGTAATTTTGCCTTTTTGCTGTTGCTCTAATAGGCTTTCAAACTGCTGCTCGTCAACTTGCTTTTCCTGTCTGCCAAAGCTACGGCCTGTTCTGGCCGACACTCTCTTGCCATCAACAATAGGCATGGCAGCTATGCCCTCTGCCTGACGTTGCTTGGTTTTCTTGCGTTCCTGTTCAGCTACTGCGCCCAAAACCTCAATAAGGATGTTGTTTACCATTTCTAGCACCCACGTCTGGTCTTGGAAGTCAATAAGCGTAGTCGGAATGTCGAGAATGCGAACAATCACGCCTTTTTCTTTGAACCATTGAAGTTCTCGCTTCATCTCGTCTTTGTCACGCCCGAATCGGTCAAATTCCTTAACAATGATCTCATCCCCAGCCTTGACAGTCTCTTTTAATCGTTTATATTGCGGTCGATCAAAGCTGCTGCCTGTCATTTTATCACAAAATACATTCTCATCTGGGATGTCGAACCGATCTCGTGCGATTTTAAGCTGTCTCGCAAGATTTTGCTCTTTGCTCGACACTCTCGCTAAGAAATAACGCATTACAATCACCCATTACTTGTCAATTTTGATTTTATAGGAGTATTCATCCAGTTCCTTCGTGGTTTTCGGCCTAAGAATGACTTCGTAATCCAGTGCTTCTGCAAATTCGCATAATTTTTTCACAGACATATTGTTGCCCTTCAAACGTTCTCCAACGCCAGAAGCAGACTTGTAACCCATATCGTTAGCAAGAACTTCCATCGTTTTAGGAGGGCGGCTCTTAATCATAATGTCTTTAATGATTTCGGTGACAGTCATTTTAATTTCCCCTTTCTTATAACGGCTCCTTTTCTGCATCCATGTTACCATGTTTTCATGGAAATGTCAAGCGTTTGTTTTTATATATTATATAAATATACTCTAGTATGTATAAATACATACTAGAGTAGTATAGGAATGTTTACTTAGTTAATCGCAATCAGGTAGAAAATTTTCTATAATAAGGAGTAATTCTTCCAAACTTCATTTCCGTAAAACTTTGGGTCTTGACAAGCATATTTTCACGCTTTATACTTGTTCCAGCGAAAGCGAGGTGATAGGCTTGGCAAGACGAGCAGAAACCTCGGAACGTGATAAGCTGCGCATGATAAGCACCCGGCTCACTGAGAACCAGATCGCAAGCATGGAGAGCAGCGCAAAGGCATTGGGTATCTCAAAGGTTGATGTTATCCGCATGGGTATCGAGTGGGTAGCATCCTACGTTGAGAACATCAAAGCATAAAAAAATAAGCTACCAGCGGAACTTTGGACGGCAACGCTGATAGCTTATCCACATCACGAAACGAGAACCTGCAACCACCAAGGGGGCAGTCTCCCTTTTCGGAATCTATTATACCAAAAAGGGCTGCTCTCCGCAAGAGTTAGGAGAAAAAACATGAAATTTCCCACGAAAACCGAAGAATTTCTAAAAACACTCGCCCACGGCAAAGAGCCGACCAGCGAGGACAGGGAGTACGCAGAAGCGCTGGGTAAGCTGTCCGAACTGAACTACCGGGCAGGGTACGAAGCGGGAGTGACCCAAAATAAGAGGTAATTTTTGTGCAAATCTACAAACTTTTAGATTTTGTACAGATACCAGTACTACATTAAGCGTTTGCGTAATTGACAAGCCACAACATATTGCGTATACTGGTTGCACCCACATGAAGGGAGGTGAGTTTATGTACAGTCCGTATCTTGAACGCCACAATCACACGTTCACTGTTGCGCTGACCGAACGGCAGTTCCAGTGGCTGAAAGCCTATTGCACTGAACACAAGGTCGCACAGGCCGCAGCCATCCGTGACACGTTCTTTGAGGTGCATCCCATCCCGGAGACCGATGAAAAAGAATAAGACGCCCGCTAAAGTTTGGCGACCACAGCGAACGTCTTATGAAACACTCAGAGAGTATAGACCCTCTTTGGGTTATTATACCAGAGATGGCCTATTCTCGCAAGATAGAAAGGCTAAATTTCTATGAATAATAATCTTGAAACCATCCGAATCTTCTCCGAAGATGTTATCCCTGTGTACGACACCGACACCGGTGAAAAGGTTGTGCTTGGTCGGGAACTGCACGAGCGGCTCAAAATCAAGACCGCATACAAAGACTGGTTTCCTCGTATGTGCGAGTATGGTTTTGTTGACGGAAAAGACTATGGCTCATTTTTGAGCAATAGGTCTGATGGGCTTGCTGGAAAGCCCAGAACCGACCATATTATCACTCTGGACATGGCAAAGCACATTGCAATGATTCAGCGGACACCTGAGGGCATGGAGATTCGCCAGAAACTGATTGACCTTGAGAAGAACGTGTCCGTCAACCAGTTCGCAGGGCTTTCTAAGGAACTGCAAGCAATCCTTGTGATTGACCAGCGCACCATGAAGCAGGAGCAGCGCATTTCCGCTCTTGAGAACACTATGACTATCGATTACAACCAGCAGCGTGTGCTGAAGCGTGTTGTGAACACGGTAGTTATCAACGCTCTTGGTGGCATGGACAGCCCGGCCTACAAGAGCCGCAGCGTCTCTCAGAAGCTGTTCATGGAATGCAACCGAGACATTCAGGACTGGTTCAATGTGAACAGCAGAAACAACGTGCCGAAGAAGCGGTTTGATGAAGCTGTCGAGTACATCAAGAAGTGGAGACCGTGTGCAAACTCTGTTATGCTAGTTCAGGTCACAAACGGTCAGGCTCAGATGCCTGTGTGAAAGGAGAACGAATATGATTAACGGCGATAAGTACGAAAACCTTGAAGAATACATTAGCGACACTCTGGAAAACATGGAGTGGCTTTGGAGAACGCCTGACGTTGGAGAAACCTACAATGGGCGAGTGATCGCTTGCAACGGCAAAGAGGTTGCGTGTGGCTATCTCTCCTACGAAGCAGACGAATACGGCGATTTGAGACCGTACCTGCGCGACAACGGCAAGATTGTCATGCGTGACATTAACTATTGGATGCCGATGCCGAACGTGACCAGCGCATTAAAGAAGTAAACAGACTATAAGAAAAGCCAGTGGTTAGAAAATATCTAGCCGCTGGCTTTTTGTGCTATGCGATTATTTTTCTACAAGGTCTGCGATGGCTCCTATTTGTATTTCTCCATTTATTTAACTGGCGTTAATAGAATTTCCGTGCTAATCGAAAGTTCAATATGATAACCGTCTTTAATGGTAACATTCTGCTTTTCGCCAGCTTTTTCAAATTTCAGTACATCGCTCACATCGTCAGAATTTGCATCAGACACAACAAATACTGTCGCTTCTTTGTTTTGATTCTCAACTTCGTATGTACCAGTCGGAACCATGTACCAGATATATTTATAACCACTCTTGTTTGTTTCTTCTTTTCCATAATCACCAAGAACTTCATCAACTAAAACAATAGAGCCGTTCTCTTTTACGGCTTCTTCCGAAGTAACAGACGGATTTTCAGATTCTGTCTTTACAGATGACGCAACGGATGATGTTGGTTTTTCGCTTTCAGAGCTAGCCGAAATATCTGTTTTGTCACGAGGGCTTACCAAATCCATAATAAAGGCCAATACAAACATTATCGCAATGACTTTGAACCAAAATCTTTGATAAACAGGTTTCGGAGGTGTATTTTCTCCACCGCACTGCGGGCAGGTTTTAGCGGTAACTGCTATCCTTGCGCCGCAGTGTTTACATTTTACGAGTTTTGCCATTTTACAATGCCCCTTTCTTACGGTCAAGTATAGCACAGATTAGATCAGGAAAGGGGTCTTTTTGTATTTTTCGGAATTTTTGGAGACTTGCACAATCAGATAGGATTTGTTTTGTGAAGGTGGGGTGGGTGTTGGCAACACGAACCCCGAAAAACGCCTTTTTCTTTGGAAAATTTTATCGCGGGCATGACCCACCCCACCCCCGGCGCTCCCTGTATACCCCGCCGGTGGACTGTCTGCGCAATGTGTCCGGCAAACTACACTTTTTCGGATGCAAAATATTTTCCATGCAAACGTGTATAAGTGTTGCCTGTGCAACTTGACTTTTCCATGGATTCATGTATAATATAATCAGAACACGGAAACATGGAAACATGGAAACAAAATCAACCACAATACCGTTACAAAACAGGAGGACAAAAACCATGAAACTAGAATTTAGAACCAAGAACGCCGCATACGGCACGGCGCATTATCTGTGCATCGATACCAACGCAAAGACCTTTTCCCTCGTCCCAGAGCACTGGGTATCTAAGGACGTCCCTGTTGTAGCAAAGCGGGACATGGACACACTCAAGGCGCAAGCCATTGCAGACAGATACACGGAGGTGTAAACCATGACAAAAAAGGACAGAGTGCAGATTGTGGAAAACGCAATCAACGAGTATCTGGCAGCCAAGCGCAGCGGAAACGCCGCCGCAATTAAAACCGCCGTTAATGGCATGGAAAACGTATATATTATGATGTGTAACGATTGTGTCCACGGCATTGAAACACTCCGGGATCTGATTTTGGAGGTGCAATAAAATGACTAGATCGGACGAATTAAACGCTGAAATCAGAAATCAGGCCGTGCGCCTGTATCCGAAGTGCGCCGGGCTGTTTGAGCTGCCGTTGATGGTATACACCCAGATTGTAGCTGATAACCTCATGAGGCCAAAGCCCTACCGCTTGAGCGTTGAACGGTGCAAAAAAATTATTTTGGCAATGCCGGAATTTGACTAAAAAGGGGTGTAAACAATGATTACTCTTGACTTTTCTTAATGGGCCGCCATCTGGTACGTTGGCGGCATGATCAGCGGGGCGTTGGTTATGCTGGCATTTCTCAACAGCTAATAAGGAGGGCGAAACGATGAAATACCACAAAATCAGAGGGGTGGACAAATCCACCTGCACGGCTGAACAAAAAATTGCCTATAATATGGCGTGGTACATCTGGAACGACTGCCGCTATAACTGGACTGACTGCCGTAGCCGTATCGATTGGAGCGCACAGGAAAACACCGCTATCCGGGACTATATAGACCACTGGCAGCGCAACTATGCAGAAAAAAACAAAAGGTACGATATTGATAGCATCTTTTGCGCCCTGCGTGCAGGACTGCACGACTATTTGACTGGGTCTTCACACGTCTTGACAAGCTATCGGGATATTGGGGCGGCATTTCCGGCGCATTATATGGAGGGCTAAAAAATGACGTTATTTGAAGAAAAGGTGAACGAGTACCGCGAAAACAAGCGGCTGTTAGAAGAGCTTGAAGCGATGAATGAAAGCATTAAAGCTGATATTATTACCATGATGCACGGCGCGCCTGAAATGGTGCAAGGCACCGCAAAGGCCATTTACAAGGATGTGCAAAGCGTCCGCCTAGATAGCAAGCTTTTGAAGACGCTGCACCCGGATATATACGCAGAGTGCAGCAGCAAAACCACATACAAGCGTTTTAGTGTGGTATAAGGGGGTTATAACATGATTATGCAAATACATTTTGCAGGCGTTGACCTGCTTTATACGTCCCGTAACAACACAGTGCCGCACATTCTGCAAAAGTATAGGCAAATAGAGCCAAATCTTGCACATGATGCCGTTGTAACGTTCACGGCTGCCAACGGCTGCACAGTCAGACAAGACGCTATCCGCAACTGGTATGTTTACGCGGACAGCGCCCACACTCCCAAAAAATATACCTATCTTGCATCTGCGCTCAAGTGTGCAGCCGTTGGGGGGTGCAAGCTGTGATTTTATCCGCAATCCTGTTTTTTTTCTGGTTTTTCTCAGCACTGTTTAAGGCGTCGAAGTGACGCTACCCGGACACTTTAGCGGGGCTGCACCGTAAAGCAACCCCGCCCCAACCCAAAAGGGCAAAAAACTTTCTGCAAGTCCTGTTTTTGGGGCCTGCGATATGATATACTGTAAAAAAGGGCAAAAAAGCCCAGAAAGCGAGTGTCATTATGAAAACCTATACAGAGCACGAAATCAACGGCCTTAGCATTTATGTGGACGACGAAACCGGAAAAGTACATCACGCCGTAAATTGGGATAGCGCAAATCAGACAACGCTTTATCCGTATGCCTATAACACCCGCTCCCGTGTGTGGGATAATGTCAGCGGAGATTATACGTTAGCAGGACTGAAACGCACAAAACGCTTGATTGAATGGCACTAATAAAATTCTCAACCCCGCCCACGCTGGCGGGGCTTTTCTTTTGCCTTGCATCGACACGGTGCAGGGCTTTTATTTTTGCCCTGCTACAATACAGCCAAATACAAGCGTTTACAGCACTCTTTGTATCATCCATGCAATTATACCACCCAAACGCCAAAACCGTTTGCATGGCTTTACAGCGGCTTTTCCTTTAATTTGCGCTATTCCAGCGCACACAATACAGCAGCCACACAAGCCGCCTATACGCACCTGCACCCCGCTGGATGGCACACCGTCAAGCGCTACACCTGCACCGATACCAGATACTACCGCCGCGCCGGTCGCTGTACAGGTCAACGCAGCCCCCCTATTATAATAAGGTATATAAGGGTGCGCCCTGTTATAGATCCATGCCCGGCGGTGCAGCATGGCGCAGACCACGCCAGCGGCAGCGGGTCAGCGCATCCGGTTCAGGGGTCAGCCCGGCGGCTGGAGATCTGGCACCGGGTCAACCTGGCACCTTCCACCCGGTGTGGCAGTCCAGCAGCAAGAGTACGGTGGGCGGCGCGGAACCATTGACGGCTACCGCCGCATCTCTTTTCGGGCTTTCGCCCGATAACCAATAGAGGTCAGCAATAGTCGTAGCGTTTCGGCTGAAATAGTCGCAGCAGGTTCTGGAATAGTCGTAGCCAATAGTCGTAGTTTCTTCCGACAAATAGTCGTGGGATAGTCGTAAAGTCGTCAGACGACCAGCTTTTGAAAGTCCTATATATCGTATAGCATCGAACTGTCCGATGATAGTCGCAGAGTAATAGTCTTAGCGTTTTCTTGCGAATTATCGTCAAATAGTCGTGTATTTTTTGCGTAAAATAGTCGTTCGCCTTTTAGAGAAAGAGGGGCTCGATAGTCGCTAAGCCATCCGACCACTCCAAAAATCGCCTCTCGTTCCAATTTCGCATAATATATTCCTCCACTAGTTATATTTATTTCGTATAATAACCATACTTATTATAGTATACAGATATAGTTACTCCCGATAATCACTGATTATTTCGTATAATAACTCGTACCACCCGATTCGGTCTGTTCCTGCTCGATTTAATTCCCAGTAATGCACTATAGTATTTCAAAAAATCCATAGCATTATACTAGGAATAGTTAATGCAACATTTGTACATATTCAACCGACAACAAAATGAAGTTAATTCTCCATGTGAAATAGTCGTAGCAGTTGATTGATTAGATGCTGTTCCCCTATGCAGGTTAGATGCTGTTACCGTTAAAGGTCACCCGGTCGGCGCGGTGCGCCGGACGATAGAGGGTGACGTAGCGTAGAGGTTGGCTGGACGGTCTGCCTATATTCAGCCAATAAGAGCCTAACGGAAGATGCTGGTTACGGTCTGCTCTGCTGGCTAACGGTGCAGCTTTGGAGATAGAGGGTAACCAGCTTGCAATTTCGCATAACTGTTATTTATTCACTTTTGAACTATCGTGGCACACCCGGCTCCGTCAGCGCGCGTGCTCGCGCATATAACGCCCGCGGACGCGCTAAACACACGGGGAGGGAAAGGGGGAGCACGGAAGATGTTAGGGGGATTATAGGGGGTAATAGGGGTTGTAGGGGGAAGAGGGGGACAAAAGGGGGGAAGAGGAAACAAGGGGGAAAGGGGACAAAAATTTGAAAGCCGTTTCCGAAAGTGATAGTCGAAGAGTTTTTTCGCCTCACACATCTTGCTTTCGTTTCAATCAGTCCTGAGATTTGACAAATAGTCGTTGGCATTCGCCCATCTGGCTGCTATCATCGCGGGAAAGGCGTGTAAGAGCCTGTCTGCCGCGTTTTTCTGGCTGACCCGATAACTTTCACGTCTGACCCTGAAAAGTCGTTTTCCACGCTCCTACATCGTTCTAATCGCATGGTCTAGTAGTTTGAGATATGCCATCAACATCAACGGAGAGCCGTCTACGAGCGTCTGTGGCGCGTTTTTGCAATGAAGTCGATAAAGTTATCGTCCAGCACCTAAAACGCCTTAAAGCAGGCTTTCTCTCGGTGTTTAAGCGAAACAAGAAAAAGCCATCCTGTCATAAGTTGACAGAACAGCTCTTGGCAGTTCGTTGTATTGCGCTCATTCTTCCACCAGAGTGATTTTCGGAAGCTGGTCAACAGGTGTTCTCATAACCCACTGAAATGTTTCCCAAAGCCCATCGTACGTCTGGAAGATGTTTGCATGGCGTCTTTCATCGCCCCGATGAGTCCCGATAAAAAGTCTTACGGCAAAATCAGCTTCATTGCGTTGCAAGCCAATGGACATTAACAGTTTTTTGTATCGATTCTGCGTCATCTTTTCGTTCTCCTTTCAATCCATCCAAGTATACTCTTGAAACCGTTGGATTTGCTTGTTAAACGTAATGGGAAGGTCGCCTATCTCACCCTCCTTGTTCTTGCTCAGCCGGAACAGATACTTGTCGGGGTTATCGCCGGACAGAAGGATGATTGCATCTGCGTCCTGTTCAATCTGCCCGCTCTCTCGCAAGTCGGAGTTAGTAGGCGTTGCTCCGGGCTTGGATGGGTTTCGATTAAGCTGTGCTAGTGCCACCACGACAATGCCTGTGGTCTGTGCCAGTTCGTGTAAGGCAATGGATATGGCTGTAATGGCGGCATATCTGTCCTTTGCGCCTGTTTCATGGATGAGTTGAAGATAGTCTACGAAGATGACCTGAGCCTTTTTACGGAGAGCCTGAGCCTTCATCCACGCCACGTTCTTTCCGGCAGCGGAGCGGATATATAGTGGCATCTTCATGTTCTTTGTCTGTCCGTCAATCTCATTCAAGCTGACCGCCTTATTTTTCACCGTGTCCAGAGGGCAGTATATTTGATTAGCCATCAGACGTGCGCCCAGTTTGCGTTTGCTGGTTTCTAAGCTGAAATAGTACACGGTGTAGTTCTGCTTTGCCATGCTTGCTGCTATTTGCAGGGACAGGGCTGTCTTGCCCGCAGACGGTCTGCCGCCAATGATGATGAAATCACCCGGAGAAATGTGCAGCGCTTCATCCAGACGCTCTAGGCCTGTCTTGATATACACAGGCTTCTCGTCCATGTGAAGCACATAGTCGTTCAGCACGTCCTCGTATGTCCACGCATCTTCTTCCTCAGCTTTCAGGCTCATTGCCTCGCCTATCTGCTGGTAAATGTCTGACAGATCAGAATAGTCGGTAAGCTCGCTGGTCATCTGAAACGCCAGACCTTGCACACGAGTGAGCGCAGCCTGTTCCCTGATAAGCTGCGCCCAACGCTGCATCTGCTCCCTGTCAATTCGTACACATTCTGATTCACAGGTCTGCACACACGCTAAGAGCGTCTGCGCTACGTCTGGATGCTGCGTGTTTATCTCGACTATATCTATCTTGCCCCTAGCCGTCCAATAGCCCTGAACAGCCGCAAAAGCGTCTCTCAGCTCAGGTCTGAACAAGTCAAGTTCAAGGTCTGGTATGATTTCATCCACAACGCCCGGCTTGCAGAGCATCAGCGCACCGATAAATACCGTTTGAACGTCCATTGTCATAGTCTAGGAAACTCCATCTCCGTACTTTGCTCGTACTGGTCATCCTGTTTCAATGCGTAAATGTCCTGCCATCCGGCATAGATGCTCTGGTCGAGAATAGCTTTCCAGTCATGCCGATCAAACTTTTCCAGCTTGTTGCAGAGCATCTGTTTTGCCCGGTCTGTCATAGGCTTTTTGATTCTTGTACGCATCTGTGCGAACTCTCGCAGGGATTCCAGCAGGGCTTTATCGCCATGAGCAAAGTCGGAGAAGATGTCAGGTTTCTTCTTGACTGCACTCTCCGGCAAGGTCTTGACGTTCATCTGACTGTCAGTTGATACAATGGGTTCATTGTCATCTGACTTTGAACTCATAGATGAGCTGACCTTCATCTCATTTATGACATGAGGATGAGCTGACTTTCGTGTAGACCATCCTTTTGACGCAATATCGCTTCTTTTCCACTCTTCATCGAGCAAATGCTTAATTAAAATGAAACAAGATTCTGCTTTTTTTGAGTTCAAAGTTGCGTCTTTTTCTTCAAAAACGTATGCACAGATTGCATCGTATAGTTCCAACTTTTCTTTGCTTTTGAGTGTGGAGATGGCTTCAAAGTAATATCGTTGGAATGTAAAGCTGTCTCGTTTTTTGTCCATACCTATCCCCCATTAAAACAGGCACTCAGCGTCAGACTCACGCAGCCAGCCTTCACCCGGAATATTGACTATCTCATAATACTGCCGTGCAACGTAAATTGTTTTCTGCCCATCCTCAGCAATCAGGCCGACAATCAGATAGTTGCCAGCAGCCATAAAGAACCAAGGGTTGCTCTTGTAGGTCTCGCCCTTCATCCAGTTCTTCATCCTGTTCACGGCTTTTTCAATATCCTTATCGGGGCAGTCCGGGTTTTTGTACGCAAAGAAATCCTCAGGAAATTTAAGTTTTTTCACTTTCTGAATCCCTCTCTCGTTCTCGTGATTCTCTTATGCACCTTGACAGGTCTTGTGCCTTTGCCATACGCTGGTCGGGTATGTTTTGCCTTGATGTACCCGCAAGGTGGCTTCGGCCCGAAGTCAAAAAAGCTCAAGTCCATAACGATGATGCAAAATTTTTTGTTTGTCATGTTTACTGCTCCTTACGCATACCATTTTGGTGCTTCATTGAAGATTTCAACGCCTTTCGCAAAGCCCATCTTTTCTAAGGTTTCACACATGATGCCATCCATCATGCTGTGAACGATTTCTTCATCATCGCCGTACTTTTGGTACGCTTCCTGCATTTCTGTCGTGAATGTGTCAATCATATCTTGCGTAACAACGATATTGTTTTCCATAAGCCCTCCTATACCATCGGAAACGTCATTCAATGCGTCACAGGACACTGAATGTTCGGGTCAATAGTCGGTGTTGCATCAATAGCATCCAGCACCTCATCGTAGAAAGCTCCTCCATCGGGATTCGAAAACGAACTAGCTCTGTCTGCGTCCAAAGCGCATTTTTCAATCTTCTGGCGCAGCGCATCTGCATCAATCGGTCTCATATCTGTCAACCCTCCGGCGCATAAATGCGCATCCAATGTGTGACCGTCACGTTATCCGGCAGTCTTTCGCCTATCTCATCCCAGAACTGACCGTCTGCGTAACAGCCAAGAAAGTACGCTGTCGGCGAGAATCCTTGCAACATTTTTCCATCTTTATCACGCCACGTTGTCTTAGTCGCAAGCAACAAAGGCTGCGTCCGCTCTCGTGGCGGTTCGCTTGCTGGATGCCAAAGGGTGTTATTCATAACCTGTTCTCCATCAAAGAACCACAATTCGGGCAGTAGTTGTAGCGGTCTCGGTTGTTTCTCGCATGGCAATTACTGCACATGAACCTCGTCTTATCTTCGTCTTGCGCAATCCATTCGGCGGTACGCTCTAAGGCTGTCGGTGCATCCTCCACTACGTCAATGGCATCGCCAATACCGCAAGCACGGCATCTAACTCCATTGTAGTTCTCGCAGCCATCGCAATATGCTTTCTTGATTCTTTCAATAAGTGCGTTTCGTTCAAGGTATTCTGGATAATTAGCCATTGTTTTTCACCTCAATTGTTGGCGCAGTGTCGATGTAGTCAAGCACATCCTTCCTTCAAATCGTGTTATCAACACTTATAACCGTAAACGCTAAAGATGACTGCAAACCCAACGAGAAAGAAAAGAACATTAACTGCTACAACCGCAATGGCTTTCAAGATTACGTTGTCTATGTATTCGTCCAAAGTTCTAAGAACTATATATTTTTCGAGCAAATAAATCGGGAAAACGAACACAAAACCAATCATTGTCGTCAAAACAAAACCAAGTACAATTTCAAACAAAGACATTTTTCTTTCCCCTTTCAATCTCCGTCCCACACACCGTCAGGACGCATCTTTGCAAACGCCAGCAGACCGCACAAGGCACGTTTGGCGTTGCCCTCTGTGGCGTTCCAGTAGTCGCTATCGTCTACATCATCACCTAGTGCAGAAATAGCTTTTTCAAGCATCGGGATGCTTTCTGCGCCTGTCTTGCCGTAGATAGAGCGGATGCCCTTTCTACCCAACACATCATCACGACGAAAGTACATTCCATAATTATAGGTGATATTAAGCCAAAGTTCCTTTGTTCCTCCAATGGAACGAGTACCGCCAGCAACAAAGTGCGTATCATCCACTTCAAGCGTTTCATGCGTTACAGGGTCGCACAGCGAAATATCATAGCTCATCTTTCTTCTCCCATTCCTTGCATCCACGTTCGTCCCACACGAAGTCTGCAACGTGTTCTGACTGGTCGTTCACGCATACGCCTTCCGGCTCTGCGTACCATTTGCAAGAGCCGCAGGACGGCTCAGATTTGTTCTTGCAGGATTCTGCTGTGCATCGGATAGCTTTGCCAGCGGAGAACTGCTTGATGCCCATGCAAGAGCAATGTTCAGTGGTGCAATAGAAGTTCATTCCTCTATCTCCTTCCATCCGATAAACTCACATAAACCAACAGTATTATTGGCGCAACGATGAATGAGGACTTTATCGCTTATTTTGAATTTTGCAATAAACCCAACTTTGCTTTCTTCCATTTCGTTTTCAAACATCCAATTAACGATGTCTTTATCGATTCTGACATCGCTTTCGTCCGTTATTTTTGCAAAGCATTGTTTGCACCTGTAAAGAGCGCATTTTTTCATTGTTTCTTCTCTCTCTTTCCCCTGTTGAACCGCCCGATCACTCGCTTATACTCTGCATAGCACTCCGGGCACAGGTCTCCGGTGTCCCTGCGCCACGCCCAGTCCTTGAAGTATTCGTCAGGGTTCATCATCCTGCCGCCCAGAACTGCTCCGCAGCGGTCGCACACTCGCTTGTGGTAGATTCCTCTGTCAGTTTGCATTGTCTGTCACCTCTCTGTACTCCACGTCAATCCCTTTTGGCAAAGCCGTCTGGTACTTCTGGGCGAGCTGTTCTGCGCTCTGGGCATCGCCCAACGGCTGTTCAGGCGGTGCAACGGTGACTTCCACGTTGTCACGCATACCAAAGTAGTTTTTGGCTCTGAAAATCCATTCTGCCGGGTTCTCCTGGCCATACATACCGTTGTACGCCCACATGGACTGCATTTGCAGAATCAGCTTCAAGATGTACTTCTGCTGCAAACTGTCGCCACGGCGCTTGCCTGTCATAATCTGTCTCAAGCTAGGCCATTCGATGCCAAGCACCAGCGCAATCCATTCCACCACAGGGGAGATTCTGGCTTCGATGCAAGCATCAAAGAAGAAGTCAAGGCGTTGCTGCACTTCAATCGGGTTATTCATGTCTACGCTCGGAAGGTCGCCAAAATACTTGGCCGCAATCATGCCGATGACCTTCTTGTCCTCTTCATCACCGATTCTTGACTGCAAATCACCCGTGTTCAGCATCTTAGACCTTGTGATTGCTAACTCCTGTTGTTCTTTCACCTTTTTACTCACCTGTGAGCGGATAGATTTCCGCTTGTTAAGCATCTGTTGTTTCTTCTTCTCACGCTCTTTCTCGCGCTTCGCAGCGGCTTCTTCTTTCGCCTTTTTCGCCCGCTTCTCACGCTTTTTCTTTTCAGCTTCGGTCAGCGGCGGTCTGCCACGACCACGCTTCGGGGGTGTTGCCAAGAGTTATCACCTCTTCATCTTTGTTTCGATGCTGTCCAGCTTCCATGCAATTTGCCAGACTGCACAGCAACCATCCAACTGCCGCCACCATGCGCACTTTTCTTTCTCGCATACGCACCGACCAAGCGGATTGCTGGTCATCTTCATCGGACAGTAAAGTTCGTTGTCCATCATTTCCACCCCATTACAACAGCCGTACAAACGGCCAGACACACGTTGACGAACAGCCAAACGAGCATTGCCTGTCGCTCTTCAAACAGGTTGTCTACCATGCCTTTGATTGTCCGTTCGGACTGAACCACTACCACCAGCAGGACTAGACAGACCAGCCAGCGAGTTGCAAATTCAAACATCATCGTTACCACCTGTTCATAATTTCAAATTCTCTCATGCGAAGTTTTCCTCCGCAAAATGGGCAAATCCTTTCTTCTTGAAACTCTTTCTTTGTCATATACGCTTCATGCTTCATGGAGGTCACGCATCGATCACAGGCATAGGTCAAAATGAAGTGAACCGGCTTTTCTTCTTGCTTCTGTTTCGGATAAATCTTTTCTTCAGATACATCGTACAGCTTTTGGAAACCAGCCTTTGCGTTCTTTACCCACATATCGTGCCCGGTTTCTGCTTCCTCTTTGCTGTCATATCCTCGAACAACAATCCACTCCCCACCCCTAAATTGTTCGTGTTGAATTGCCGTTTCGTAATTCCAATCTCTATCGTCAACGGCGCAAGTGTCAATGTGATAGCCATTTACGGTATCTTCCTTCAGTTCTCGCTCATAACGAGGTCGTTGATTCATAAACCCAAAAAGCTCACTTGAAAAATCAAACATTGTTAGCCTCCATCAAATCGTCCATACTCAACTGACCGTTGACGTTGTCATCTTCCATCCACCAGCGAAAAACGTCCATGCCGGTCTGCCAGTCGCACGGAAGGTCTTTTGCTTTTCTGACATCAAGCATTCGTTCAAACGCCGAGATGTACATTTTCTCGTAAGCTGGCCAGCGCATAAACTCACGCTGTCTGCCCCCCCTACCGGCCATAGGACAACCGATGCAGCCAACACGCTTCTGCCCTTCACAATACAACGGATTAACAGGCAAGTGCTTGCTGTGCGTGTAGTCCCATACATCATCGTCAGACCAGTCCACGATCGGATTGACAGTCATTTTGCCTTTGAGGTTGCAGGTCTCGAACAGCTGCCTTTTTTCATCATTGTCTCCCATAAGAATGATGCGCTTTTCCTTGTCACGATGGCTAAATTCCATCGTTCCACGGCTTTTCTTTCTGTTTGTAGATTCAGCCCAGCGAACGCCGGTAGCGATAAATCTATCGCGGCCAGTATATTTTCTTTGAGATCGGCACAGCAATAACGTACAAGTCTTGTAGGCGGCATTAGCTTTTGCGGAATCAGTGTCCACATGGACACAGGTTTGTCCTTGTATCGTGGCATGACGATGGAACATTTTATTCCACGTTCTTCCATCGCCTTGAACTGCTCACGGATGAAATAGACCGTCTCTGGCGCATCTGCTGTGGTATGGCTGTTGATCACTTCAAAGTTAATTCCTGCACGTTCAGCCAGAGTTACAAGCACTTGTGAATCCTTGCCGCCAGAGTATGTGACCATGAGCGGTTTCTCGTACCGATGCTCAGATAGCCGTGCCGCGTCCTGCAACCGTGCGATGGCAAGCTGTTCCTTATCCATTAGCTCCACCTTTCTCTCAGCTCTTTTTCGACCTGCTCCGACTTTGCTGTGATGTAATCTGCAAACTCGTCAGGGGTCATGCCCTCTTCTTTGAACTTGCCGACCATCTCCCAGTACCTGTCACCAATGCGGATGATTTTCTGCACCTGTTCATCGGTCAGGTCTGCATCGCACCGAAGATTCTGAATCAGTGCGCCCCATGTGGCAGTGATGCCATCCAGAGCCATGCGGAATCCGTACAACTGGTTCTGTCGGGAGATTTTGCGGAGGTTGGCTGACATTGCCTGTTTGCCAGACGATGGGCGGTTTCTGCGCTCATTCATGTGACTGCTCCTTTGCTTCAAGGCGAGAGAGCCAACGCTTGCGTTTAGCGTCCTCAATTTCACGCTCTGCGTCCCAAAATTCGCTTTCAGATTCGATGTTTGCGCCAAACCAAGAATCGAACAGGGCATCAATCGCATTTGTCACATCTGCAATTTCTTCTGTCAGATTTGCTTCGCACTCTGCAACGCTCTTCGGTGTCGGGTTCGTACCATCCAACGCACGGCGCAACTTCAACGCGGCCTGTGCCAGTTCAGATGCTTCTTCTGCCAACTGCGCCAAGATTTCTGTCTTGGGCAGAATGTCTGAAACTTTCTTACTCACTTTTTTCTCCTTTCAGCCAGTCGTTCAGTTTTGCCATGCAAGAAGGGCAAAGGCGATACTCGAAGTCATACGGGCCGCCAATACCCCACACCCGCATCTCAATGTCGGTGAAGTTGTTATATTCATATAAAGGATACGTCTCCCCGCATCTATCGCACTTAAACTTCTCTTCCATGTTCTTTCTCCAATCTCTTTAGTAGCCCGTCCACGTCATATCGCCAATGGACACGCAGCCTTTTTGCTTTGATCTCTACCCCCTCTTGCTCTGCCCATTGCCAAGGGATGCTCTTGCGGCTCTCGTTATAACGGAACGCCAGAACATTGCTGACAGGGATTGCAAAGGTGCGGTTGACCGCCCTGTAATTGACTATCACATGGGCAGTCTGACCGCTGTACCCCATTGCTTCCACCATGTCAGTGATGTGCTTTTCCTTGCGGTACTTGCACTTTGCCTTGTCGTACTTGCCGAACACCTTTTCCAGAGGAATAGAGGGCGTTTCTATGGTTTTCAGTTCAAACAGGTGATTCATCGGATATCGGTACACAAGGAAGTCGCAGATGTTGTCTATGGAAAACGACAGGTTCTCGTTGCCACCGTAGTAGGTGGCAGCACTGTCTTTCAGGCGGTAGCACCACGCATCGGATGGGACGGATGCTTTGAAGTCTGCTTCAAACTGTTTGCCGGTGTTCATGCGTTGTCCTTTGGTTCATCGGGTAAAGGCATCCAGTGGGTTACGTTTTCAAGTCGTTTTTCATCAAATGTTGTCAGCCAATCACCATCATCTGTAAGTACTGCCGTTTGCATTCTGCTATTTTCGTCATATATGGTTTTATCAAACACCAGAACAGGCTTGCTCTCATACCAAAGCGTACACTCTCTGTCGCCGTCCACTTCGGTAACTTCTTCCGTCATCTCTGGTAACTTGTCTTTGACATTGATCCACTGATTCATCCTCGTTCACCTCTAAATTCACTTCCGAGAAACCGTTTCTTCCCTTTTTCCCGGTGCTTGTCCTCATAATCACGGTGGTACACGCTTTGGCTGTGGTTTAGCTCATACACGAATGCCTTGCGTTCCTCGAAGTCTTTCTTCTCTGCTTTGTACTTTTCGCAAGTGTCGTGGCAGGCTTGGTGGCGCGATGTGCAGTTGAGACAACAAGTAATCATTGTTTTACCCCCATTGTTCGGACATTGCCTTTGCCACGCCCTTAAAAGTCTTTGCGCGGTTCCTTGCACGGTCAGTGGTAAACATTCCCTTGTGCTGCTCACCATGCTTATGCGAGTAAGACCCAGACGGGCACCATGTCGCGGTAGGTTCTACGATGTTTGTCGGGTGCAACGGCGGTACACCGCGCTCCCACAGTAGCGTTTTCTTGCTGTATGGATGCCCATATTCATATGGCTGGATTGCCTGCGTAGGCTTCGGATAATCAAAAATCTTGCTGGGAGTAGGATTCTCAATCACTACTTTTTCGCAATCTGCCACCCACACGGCAAGAAAAAGCGCCTTGCCGCACAATCCCTCATAATACCGGGAAAGATTGAGCTTTCCTCCTTTGTACAGATGTCTTGCTCCCGCGTTGCTCGTCTTTGTGCAGGGGACAAATGCGATAATCATATCCCAGCGTGGCACATCATGCGCGATTCCGTCCATGGTCACAACCTGCCCCCCCCTCAATAGCCTTTAGGCAGTCACCGAGAATATGCCATTCTGGATGCCCGCCGGACGGCTCAATCAGGTCGCACGAGTAGGCTTCATGCCCACGGGCACGAAATGCTTTGCAGACTTCCTGCGATTCCTCACAGGCAACTAAAACTTTCATCTTTCCAAACGCCCGTCCAGCCAGATAGCGCAGCTCTTATATAAGGTATGTGGTTCGCCTTTTGTCCCGGTAGCGTAACCGTTAGTCAAAAGGGAGATCAGAACTGTCGTCAATCACAGAGAAGTCGTCTGCGTCACCCTGAGAGTAGTTCTGCGGTGCATCCTGCGCCCGATCGGCGGGCTTGTTGTCAGACTTGCCGCCGCAGAAGTCAACCTTGTTCGCCATGATTTCCGTTGCGGTACGGTTATTTCCCTGCTTGTCAATATACTTCCGGGTCTGGATGCTGCCAGTCACCAAAATCAGACTGCCCTTCTGGAACCACTTGGAAACGAACAGCGCCGTATTACCAAATGCGGTGCAGTTGAAGAAGTCGGTTTCCTTCTGGCCGCCGCTCTGACGGTCGCAAGCGATGCTGAACGTGCAAACATCCTTACCGGACTTCGTGACCTTAGCTTCTGGCGTGTGAACCAGACGACCCTGAATTGCGATAGAGTTGAGCATTGTTTAGCCCTCCTTCGGCTGTTTCTGAGCACAGTCCCAACACAGGACGTGCCCAAAGCGTTTCTTCGTGCTTCTTGCAGTTTCCAGCGGAGTGACGGTGCGGTTGTTGTACTGAATAGGCTGCAACTGCTTTCCGCAGCAAGCGCACGGAGGAATATTTTCTGTCTCCGCTTTCTTTTGCGCAGGCTTGTTTGCTCTGCTTGCGGTCTGCTTTTGATACTCGTCCGTGTCAGCGTCCTTCGTATCGTCAATGCAGAACAAACCGTTCAGAGCGTACTTTCTAGCATAGCTACTTGCAGTGCCGGTAATCTGCGAATCGTCCATGCCCTTCTTAAATTCAGGCTCACGAGCGTATGCAGTCACCGTGTAGGTGGCACCATCCTGCGATTCAACCGTTGCAGTGGCTTCGATGTAGTGCCAACTGTCAACGATAACAGGCTTGTCGGAAAGCCGCAGCACAAGGCTATGCGCTTTCAAGATGGGCTTGACCGCTTCGAGAATGTCCTCACACGAGCGGTACTTGTAACCGCCAAATTTGTTCATCTGCCCCTTCGGGGCTTTCAGCTCTGATTGAACAGCCATCAGAGCTTCATGGATTTTGCTGTTGTCCATCAATTATTTTCCTTCCTCGCTTCTTTTCTCGCTTTACGGCAAGCTGGGCAACGCTTAGGCAATGCCATGTTATGCGATTCAAAGAAAATGCGTTCTGCACGGGTGATTTCAAAAGGCTTTCCGCAATCACGGCAAATTTTCTGAACGCTCGTGTCCCAGTCCCAGGAAGCTCTTCTTTCGGCATCTTCGACAGCAAACGCTTCCTCGATTCCGTCATAAGGTCTCCTGACAAGCATATGCTGCGGTGCATGACCGTTTCTGCGAAGCGTTTCCTCCAAATTGTTCCTTTTGCAACTTTTGCAAAGAGTTTCGGTGCTGTTTGGGAACACTGAAAAAAGCTTATTGCACTTTTCACAGTGCTTAATTTCTTTCTTGTATTTACCTATTTTCTTTCCTTTCTTCGGCTTCATTAGGCTTCATTGTTCTTACTTTGGCTTAACTTGGCTGTACAAAATCAACCAGCCATCAGTTCTGCCAACTGTGCGCGGAGGTCTTTCAACTCTGCTTCCCTGTCCTCGATTTCAGACTGCAAGTCCTCGATTTCAGCCAGTCGGTCAGCTTCTTTGGCTTCTGCCATCTGCTCGTTGGTCATAAAGTACACGCCGTCCTCCGGCTCGGTCACACCACCGAATCTGTCAAGGCTAATCATCTTTTGGTCTCCCTCTCTTACGTTCCTCTTTGATTTGCAACGCACTGTACCACTGGTCTTTGTCAATTTCGATGGTAGACCACCGATGGTTACAGACAAGGCACTTTTTTCTGCGAACGATGCTGTCGTGGTCTGACCGGCTGTCAACCGTTGTAATGTTGTCGCTACCGCACATCGGGCATTTCATCGCGCATCCCTCCACTCGTTTGTGTGGTGGGCAACACGCTTGATTTTGCGGCATTCTTGCTCGCTGCGTTCGTCTTCCTCGGCGCTGACTGCCAGTGCGCACAGGACAATGGCCGTTGCGAGAAGCCCGCAGGACACAATCACCCAGCCAAGCATCTGCGCTGTGGTCTGGCATCCTTGAATCGCATCACCGCAGCCAACTGCTGTGATTGCCGCAACCAGACCAATCATTGACAACGCCGCTCCTTTCAAAGTTTTCATTTGTTCTCCTTTTTGCTTCCAAAATTAAAAATCCACACAGTTGCCATCACGGCAGCCGCTACGATGATTCCCCATGTGCCTTTTGTGCCGACCAGCAGTTCAACCAGATGTACCAGCCACAGGTTCAAAAGGAACACCGCCAACACCACCGCAAGAACAGTTCCCCATATCATAATGATTTCTACCAATGCTTTCATTTCTATTCCCTTTCGTTTATTTTTTCGCCATTGCAAATCACGTCTATGCCATGCTTTGCCACTGCAACACCTATCTACGCAATTCCTTCGCTTTTCATTGCTTTTCCTCGCGCTGCCTCGCCTCCGCTTATCATAGCTACGCCTTGCATACATAGCCATTGCTTTTCCAATCTTTTCCTGGCCATTCCATTGCTCGTCTGAGCCTTGCTTCGCCATGCCTTTGCAGGTCTCGTCAAATCACCGCATTGCCGTTGCCGCTCAAGTCGCTTCGTCTCCAAGCGTTGCCTTAGCATTTCTGAGCAAATCGTCACTATGCCGTTGCTGTTCCACGCCGTGTGCAGCACAGCCCCGCCCAGCCATAGCAGTTAATTGAGGATTTCGTAGGTATAGCGGCCTTTTCCGCTGTTGCGCCACTGGCCGATGCCACGCAGAGCACCGTAGTCCAACCACTCACGCACGACCTTCTCGTGAGAATCGTCCAGAAGAACGATTTCAAACTCGCAGGTCGAACCAGCTGGAATCTGCTCGCTGTTGGCAAGACTGACGCGCTCGCCCTGCGCGGTCTGTGCGCGAAGCGGGCGCTGGCACTCGGTAATCTCGCCGTTCACATGAATGGGAATCATGCGGGGCTGAATGAAAATCAGACCATCAATGACCTTCTTGTAGGCTGTCAGCTTGCCGGATTCGTTGACGGCTTTCTTCTTGCCGATTTCGGTCTTGCCACCGATACGCCCCAGCATACCGCAAGAATCCTTGAAGAAGCCCTTGATCTGATAGTCATACAGGATGGGTTCGCCGTTCTCATTGCGAGGGAACACGGTCATGCCCTTGTCTGCTACGGCATCAGCGCCCAGAGCTGCCACCTCATCCTCGATGGTGTTTGCATCAGGGGACTTGCTGGCGATGAACTCTCGCGCGATGTTCTGGTTGCTAGGCCAAGTGCCGAGAACCGCTTCGATGAATGTAATTCTTACTTTGATTTTTTTCATTTTTGTTCGCTCTTTCTTTCTCGATATGTTCCAGTCTTAAAGGTTCACGCTCTTGCCAGCGCTTCCGCCACGGACTGCTTTTGTTGAAGTTGCTTATTGCTTTCTTCATCGTTTAACATCCTTCGCTTGCGTTGGATGTGTTCAAGCCGGTCTTTCTCCCGACTGTGCCAACGGATTTCCCGCTTTCCGTAGTATCTACCGTTCATAGGTCAACTCCCCTGTTGCAAGCATCTGCGATACCTCGCCGTAATGCTTGCCAAGTTTGTCCGCAAGGGCTTGTACTTCTCCGATGGACGGAAACGTCTTTTCCGGTTTGTGCGCTGCCTTCTTGCGCTTCCTGTCACGCTCTTTGTCAACCTTGCGCTTGCATTCTGAACAGTACTTTTTTGTCGGTCTGACAACGCCAAGATACAGGCCGCAACGCTCACAGTACTTTTCTTCCACGCTGCATCTCCTCTTTCAGTCTGGATTCCCGATTGTGACGTTCAAAGCACTGGTTGATGGATTTCTCCATCCACAGCACCTTGTTGGCATCGTTTCTTGACACGCCAGCAGCCATTGCCAGCTTCAGTCTGCGCTTGTGGCTTTGCGCTTTGCGAAATTCCATCACCAGCACTCACCAGCCTTTTTGGTGATGAACGCAGGCACATCCCTGCCGGTAGTCCGACACAGGCAGACACATTTGGCAACCCAAATATCAAAAGAAGCAGAAGGGATGCAGCACGTTGCATTTCTCTTAAAGCTTTCATTATCCGGTTTACTAAGCCAAACAGAAACTGCCTTGTAGTCATACGCTTCCGTGACTCTGCACCATTCGATGCTATACCCATCCAAACACAGTCGGTTCATAATACGCATTGCCATAAGCTTTGCTTCGATGAGTTCTCCTTCTGTCCACTTCAGCTTGTCCGCTTCATAGACCTTGACCGCCTCGTCAATGGCGTGGTGCGCTTCTTCCGGGTATTCAAGGTCTACTTTCAAGGTGATAATCTGCTCCATGTTCAGTCCTCCCATCCTCCGAAGTCTTGCTGTTCTGCAACAGCCCTGGTCTCGATTCTCGGCGTGATGCCCAGCTTCTTGAGCTGCTCATGGATGAGCTTTTCACCCTCGACCGTCCAAACTGTCGTGTTCGGGATATAAGTCTTGCCGTTGGAGCGCTGAATAGCCTTACCTTTGCGGTTCTTAGTGTAGCCCTTGCCCTGATAGGGTTTGTACAGCACCCACTGACCGTCGCTGTCTTTGTACTGGACTCGCTGGCTGTAAAGCAGCTTGTTCAGCTTTTCAGCAGTCAGACCGTAGTCCTTTGCAATGCTGGTGGCCGTCCGGCAGTTGTCCGCAATGCACACAGCACGAGCGAACTCGGCATCCGGTGTCAGCTCTGCAATCCGCTTGTCTTTCTCCTCCAGTTCCTCATGCGCTGCGATCAGAGCAGTTGCCAGAAGCTGCGACCGAGTAAGCTGCGGTGCATTATAGCTTCCAGTCTTGCGGATTGCAGGAAGCACATCGTTCGTGACCCATCTACGGAACGGAGCCGCTTCCGGTTTGTCGCTTCGGAGGATGACATGGTACAAACCGCTTTCGTTGACGATTACCATTTCCTGTTTGCCGCCAAGGGTGTCAATCAGACTGACACCCTTTTCGTCATCATCTAATCGGTCAGCAGCCATGCGGTTATTGCTAATACCAAGCACAGCGCACACGTCTTTCAGAACGAACCATGCTTCGCCGTCCATATCAACCGTGCGAACTTTGCTGTTCTGATATTCAAAAACTTGAATGTTTGCCATTTTTTCTCTCCCTTCTTACACTCCCGAATCCTGAATATTCAAAATCCGGCAGATACTTTTCTTAATGCCGGGCGTTTCCAGCTTTCCTGTCTTAACCTTGAAAAGGTAAGAACGGTCAAAATATCGTCCGGTGTCCTCCTTGACTTTTTCAATCAACCAGTCATTGGTCTTGTCTTTTTGGATAAGAGCAATCTCGATTTGTTTGCCAAAGTCACACAGAGGCTTTTTTTCAGCCATTATTTCACCTCCGGCTATTGATTTTTACGCATAAGTGTAATATAATGAAGTTGCTAGAAATCATTCATTACGCCTTCGCGGTACGGTCTTAGTATAATACGCTTTCGCGTAAAATGCAAGGCTTTTTTAAGCGTTCGCGTAATTTCAGCAAACCTTACAATGCGAGGACTGGAATTATGGCAAACTTGTACGAAAATATTGAAAAACTCTGCAAGCAGCGTGGAGTAAATGTGACCACAATGTGCAAGGAATCGGGTGCAAGCCGTGGGTCTTTGACCGATTTGAAAAACGGTAGAAAGCAAACCTTGAAATATGAAACGCTCGATAAGATAGCTTCTTATTTTGGAACAAGCGTAGATGCTTTGGTTTCTGGCGAACATAAAGAAAACCCGCCCCAGCAGCCGCAAAGTGAAGTTGACGCGGATATTAAATGGATTGAGCAGAAGCTAGTAGAGATGCCGAAAGAAAAGCGTGAAGCTTTGATGAAGCTTATCAGGACTATGTGAGGTGACGGCGTGGGCAAAAAGAAATTTAGCAAAGAAGAACTGCTGAACGACAAAAGTTCTCACATGGGTGATAGGTTTTCATTTGCCTTCGGTGCGCTTTTCTTGGTTGCTTCATTTATTTTCCTTGTGTATTCTTCAACCGCCTTTTTAATCGTTGCAGCCATTGGGGCTATGATGTTGATAAAAGGTAAACGCGGATACGATATGTTTCTTGAAAGAGAAAAGCTCAAAACAAAAATGTACGAAACACCTGTGTCCGCAAAGATTGTAGGCTCTGGTGAAAGCAAGAAGGCCGGAAGCGCCGCACTCCGTTCCGCTGTTGGCGGTTCAATTGCCGGATTGCCCGGTGCTGTTTACGGTGCAGCATCCGCAAAATCTAAAACAACCGTCACGTTTTATGTGACGTATGAAGATGGGCATCACGGAAGCGAAACTGTAAATTCCGATTCTAGCCGGTTCTTAAAACTGATGAAGGTCTGTGAAGATTGACCCGGTACAAATAAAACCCCTTGCGCCGGGCTTTCGGTAGCCTTATGCGCAAGGGGTTTTGTCATGCGTTAGTTATTATTTCTTTAGCTGCCGGAATCTTTTCAGGGTGTTCCAGCAGCCATGCAATAAATCGGTCAATCTTGGCTCTTTCCTGTTCACTCATTGTGGCATATCCTCCCGATCGGCAAGTGCGGATGTTCATTTGATACGATTATACATCTTTCTGTTGTACAGTCAATATCATTTTAACAACTTCGTAAAAATCGAATGTTTTCTTCACATCCATTACTTCACGTCAGGGAAGCCGCGAGTGTTCAAGTCAAAAGGGACAACGCCTATCCATCTTTCCTCCAATCACAGCTCTACGAGCTGTCCGTCAATGCGTTCGATGTTGTCTGCTGGGTCTCGTCCATCGTCTAATGCGGCTACGGCGCGTTCCAGGATGCCTTTTGCTTCGAGGTAAACATCTTTATCAGCTTCGTACCCAGAAAGGCTTAGGACAAGCTCTAACGTCCGTTTGCGAGCGTATGGAATAATCAGAGCATCTACGGTTCGTTTCATTCGCTTTCCTCCCACGGTTCAGGTGTGTGCGGCTGCCCATCGGGAACGCTTGCAGGCATTCCGTCGATGATCGGCATACGTTCATGGTTCCAGATTACAGTTTCTTTCATTTTTGTTCCACTCCTCTTTGGAATTTTTTGACAATACAGTTATAACATAGGCTGCTGTTGGTTCTCCATAGCAGCTTTTTCCATTTTTTGGCTTGTCGAACCCGGCAGGTTTGCCGGATTTTGTTGAAAGGGTGAGAATTTATGGATGAATATTTAGTAAGAACAGCCAAAGCATTAGAGATAGCTCGAATGCGTTCCGGTTTGAGCCAGCAGAAATTGGCGGCACGGATGGGCGTAAATCGTGGCACGGTCGCCAATTGGGAGCAAGGTCTGGCAGCCATTTCCCTTCCGATGGCTATGCGCTGGTTCACCTGTTGCGGCGTATCGGTGGCTCGATACATGGACGCTTGCATTCACCCAGGGCTGCTGGAGCATCTGGAAGATGGCCTTTCCGATTTGGAGAAACGGAAGGTTCTCATAGATGCTATGATGGAGTGTTCCTCCTACGAAATAGATGCCCTGTTATACATTCGGTACGGAGATCACGGTTCAGACCACATCGGCGTACTGACGGAGATTCTGGCAAACCTCCACACGCCCTTGAAAGACAGGGTCGCTGTCTGCCGGATGGTGTCTGGTAGCTATGAGATGGCGCAGGCCACTAAAACAGACCCAGACCCGAACGGAACCGCCCCAAAGATGGAGATTCTATATCAGGCGCAGGATGCTGGAACGGAAGCTGCTATGAAGTCTAACGATTCCTATACCGTGAATCCAAATAATATAACTGGCTGATTGTCGAATTATCGTTGTTTATGATGAACATCTTGTACACGTTCATCCACTTTTTGTACACGTTTCATGCAGATTAGGTATACCTTTATCTTGTCATTCCGTCCCCCATAGGCTGCAAATCGACAATGTTTGCGCGGAATAAATAACGGATTTACGTTAATTTGTTGTTTGCGATTGAGTAACTCGTCAATCCGTCCCCCATCGTGCAGATTAGGTATACCTTTCCATCCACTTTTTGTACACCTATCCACAATCCGTCCACGTTTGGCATGGCTAATGGAAGGTCGCTTCACCACCGGTACAGTCTTATTCAGCAAGTGACGGCTTGAGTTATCCACAAACTGGAATGGAAAAATAAAGAAATTGTTGAAAATTATTGTCATCGACTATTTAACGATGATATTTAACCTCTTGTTTATTTCTTGTTTAATATATAATATGTATACGGGGGACGAAATGACAAAGCATGGGGGACGTTTTGACAAGTCACGGGGGACAAAATGACGATGACATGGGGGACAAAAAGACAAGCCATGGGGGACAAAAATCATTGACACGTCCCCCAACTTGTGATATACTGTTTTCAGACCATTAAAGGAAGTGAGCAGATGCCGAAAATATCAGACAACAACCTTGTCGAAAAGAGCAAGTCCCTTGTGTGGGCAAAGTTCAGGGACTACACAGCAGGAGAACTTCGTCTGCTAGAGGTTTACCTATCAAGAATTAACCCAAGAGACCCAAGTAGCAGTCGTGTAGAGTTTACTCTTGCTGAATACAGAGAACTGCTTGGGCTGAAAAGCCTTGACGCTCGAAGGATTGAGCCGCAGATCAAGCACTTTCTTGGCAATACGGTGTCGATTCCAATTGACAAGGAGAAAGGAACATTTGAAAGCTTTGTCTTGTTTACAAGGGCAAAACTGGACTATGTACCAGAAACAAGGTCTTACGTCGTGGCAATCACCTGCAACCCAGACCTTCGCTCCATCTTTTTTGATATTGCTGAAAGCGGATATGTTCGGTATCGACTGCGTTACACTTCACGAATGAAGTCACAGTACAGCATTTTGCTCTATTCAATTCTTCGAGACTGGTTGAATATGGACAACAAGCCGCATGAAATCAGTCTGAAGAAGTTGAGAGAGCAGCTCGGCGCGATGGAAGCCAGCTACGATGTTTATAAGAACCTTCGCAAACGAGTGCTTGACGTTGCGGTGGACGAGATCAATGCCGTGTCTGACATTGTTGTGACCTACGAACCAGTCCTTGTGGCACGAAAGGCTGTGGCAGTCAAGTTTAAGCCCAAAATTAAAGCGTCTGAAACGTTGATTGAAGCACAGGCAAGCGAAGTACTGGCCGAACCTCAAAAAGCCGTGAGAAAGCCCCGCAGAAGCGGATATGAGGATTTCGACTGGTCTGTGTGTGACGAACTGGAAAAGCAGGACTGCATTGACGTGGCGAAGGTAGTTGAGAAGTGGATGAAGAAAGAGCATCCTGAAATCAAGCTACCAAGACGCAGAGAAGCGGTTTACGACACGGTGAAGGCTGCGTATAAGGATATCCTGTCTTTGGATAGGTCTCCGTTCCCGGACAGACCTGTTGGCTATCTGATTAGAAGCGTGGACAAGGCGGGCGTTGTGGACAAGTATATGCCAGCGTTCTATTCCATCGAAGCGTTGCAAAAGTAGTAAGATTATTCAGATAAAGTAGAAAGGAGAAAGAGTATGATTCCAATGTTTCCGAAAGGCTATGACAAGGACAAGTGGTATAAAGTTGAAGAAGCAATGCCCGGTAAAGAACTGGAAGAATGGCCGCACGGGCTTCTTCTCTCAACCAAAAATAAAAACTCTGGCAAAGAAATGATTCAAGTTGGATGGTATGATTCAAGTAACGGAAAATGGACTGATTCTCAGGGAAAATACCTTGAAGATAAAATTGTGACCGAATGGCACGTTACACCTGTGCTGTGGGTCGGTGATGAAGTGAAGGCGTTTTCTTCTTCGCTTTACTAAAAGAAAGAGTGATAAAATGGCAAAAATCATAGCTGTCGCCAACCAGAAGGGCGGCACAGGCAAGACCACCACAAGCACCTGTCTGGCTGGTGCGTTGCAGCTGCTTGGCAAGAAAGTCCTGCTGGTGGATTGCGATGCCCAGTGCAACGCAACGGACACCTACGGCGCACAGACAGAGGACGTATGCACACTGTTTGATGTGATGACCCGGCAAGGCACAGTCGAAGAAGGAATTCAGCACTGTGAAGCTGGTGACATTCTGCCCTCTGATAACGCATTGAAGGACATTGACGAGCAGCTTGTCCGGGACATGGGCAAGAACTTCCGGCTGCGAGAAGCCCTTGAAAGCGTGTCTGGGCAGTATGATTATATTGTGCTGGACACTCCCCCGCAGCTTGGGCTGGCGCTTGTGAACGCGCTGATCGCCGCCAACAGTATCATCGTGCCTATCACAGCAGACCGATACGCACTGGCCGGTTTGAGCCAGCTTTCGCAGACCATCGGCGATGTTCGCAGATATTTCAACCCGACTTTGAAGATTGAAGGTCTGCTTCTGAACCAGTACAAGAGCCGTGAGAACCTGTCCAAAGAGGTTGTGGAGCAGCTTCCTGTAATTGCACAGAGCATGGGCACAGCCCTGCTGAACGTGAAGATTAGACCGTCTATGGGCGTTCGTAAAGCACAGGCAGAGCGGCACAGCCTGTTCAGCGGCGACACGGCAAAGAGTACCAGCGCAGAGGATTTCAAGGCGTTGGCAGAGATTATTGTAAAAGGAGAAGAAAAATGAGCGGTGGACATTGGGATTATCAAAATGACAGCCTTGCAAATGCTATTTATCAGCACTGCTACCCAGATTATAACCTTGCAGATGAACGTGTAAAAGAGCTTTCGATTATTGCACGAAAAGAAAATCCGCTTGGAGACAAAGATTTAAGTATGCTTCTGTACGATTTGCTTTGTGTTTTGCATAGCTGTGATTGGTACAGAAGTGGCGACACTGATAAAGAGCAGTATAAGAAGGATGTACAGTATTTCAAGGAAAAATGGTTATGGAGCAAGGAATGGATTAAAGTGAGCGACCACTACCCCGAAATGGTGGATATAAACGGAGAACTTGAAAGCAATCCTGTCCTCGTTGCATCGCCGTTGACAGGAACAGATATTGCACAGTGTTACTTCTATCCAGAAGACGGTGGAAAACCTATTTGGAAAACAGATTGGTGTAATAATCTTGGAGCGACGCATTGGATGCCGTTACCAGAAGCTCCGTCCTTTGAAGATTCGGATTATGAGGAGGCTGACACAGAATGAAATCAACCAGCAAAAAATCAACAGGTTTGCTTGGCGGGTTTGATTTTCAGCCTATTTTTTTGGAACAGCCATTAAGCCGAAGTGAGCCAAAGGAAGAAGAAGTAAGCCAAGCAAAGCCGAACGAAGCCGAACAAGCACAGATTAAGCCCGGTGAAGCCACAGACAGCCTTACACAGCCTAATGAAGCACAGTTAAGCAGTATTAAGCCGAAGCAAGCCAAAGACAGCGAAACACGGCCAAACAAAGCCGTAGTAAGCGAAAGTAAGCCAAAGAAGCTGAAACAGGCGAAAGAAGTTCAACGTCTTATCGAACAAGGCGATATTCCCGGCGCACTAGCCGAAGCTGGTTTGACAAAGAAAAAAATCCCGATGCCGGAATCGCATCAGGGCGTTGCAAGCGGTGATGGCAAGCGTTCAAAGCGCATTACCATTCTTATGAGCGAGGAAGAGCGCAAGTACATCAATCGTGAAGCAAGGCGACACGGCATGACGATTGGACAGTTCGTGTACGCTCTGGCGGTTGCGGCAGCAGAGGGAAAGATTGAATTGGAGGATTTCTTGGAGGATTGACGATAAAAGTTAAGGTTTAGAAAGGATTTGCTATGACTTACGGAGAAATGAACAACTATATCACCCATATTAGTGACAATGACTTGGTTGCGTTGTGCAAGAGCGTTTACGAGTTCAAGAATGGAAACGGAGTGTTGGAGCCCACTTCGACACTCAAGATTTTATCAGAAAATTTACAGTTTCCCGATGTGAGAGCGTTGGAATATGCCATTACGGAAGAAGCGCATAAACGATACGGTCAAATTGTTTTACTTCTTATGAAAGACGCTCCGGCGCATTATTTGAAATAACAATAAGAGCTGAGATTTCTGAATCTTTTGGAAGACTGATATGACGAAACAAGAGCAAGTTGCAAGAATTGCAAAATACTACACAACCTTCCACCTTTTTGGAGATTGGTACCTTGTTCGGCGTTGGGCTAGACACTGCCATAGTTGGAAGCGGTTCATTCCATTGTATATGCTAATGCACATTAAAGAAGAATAATCTATGTGAGATGAGAAAAATGCGTACATACAAGCCACGCAAGCACAGAAGCAAAGAGGAACAAGCTAAAATCAACGCAGAGGTAGCAAAACGTAAAGCAAAACTGGCTGAAAAGTACAATACTGACACGCAGTATTACAAGGGTATTCCTGTTGAGCTGATTGTAAGAGAGGACTACGGTTGCTACAAAGCAAAGCGTTTCAAAATCAATGGGAGCAATCAAAACGTGTGGATCCCAAACTGCTATCTTGAAGATGACGGAACAATCAAGGCGAATGTGAACATTGATTTTGTATTCCGTAAGTCTGTAAACCAGTTAAACAAAGCTGGAATCACGCAAGCGATTATTGGTATCAAACGTAAAATGCCGGAAGCAGATGTGCCGAATCTCAAAAGCGCAATGCAAAAAATCGGAGATACAGGAACTTGATAAAGCACAAACCCCTGTGTAGCCGCAATGACCGCACAGGGGAGAAAGGAAACACATGGGACAAAAAGTGTTAGGGCACTACGAATCACACTGGTATCTCAATGGGACAGGCGGTGACATATACGAAGGTAAGATGGTCTTTCGGGATAAAGATTGGCGTATAAGATATATGCCAAACCAATGCGTTGAAACCTATTATTTTAGATTAAAGAAAATAAAAGATGATTTTAAGAGCAAAGGGCAAAAAGAAGGAAATTATAAAAACATTGCATGGATAAAATTTTCCGAATTGAATTGGTTTGAACGAAGAAAGCGTCCAGATTGGTTTAAGGTTCAATTTCTTTCAAATGGACTTGATAGTCCAAAAACACAATGGTATACAGTCCACGATTTGTCTGGTATCGAAGAAAAGAAGCATTGGGTTGAGGAAAAACGCCAATACACAATGAAAGAACTTTCAGAGAGAATGCCAGCAGAAGATTTTATCGAGTATATGAAAGATAGAGGAATAACGACAATCCGATAAGCGAAAAACACCCCTGCGTAGCCATTAGTGGTTACACAGGGGTTCTGCTTTACTTATCAGCAATGCAATCCCAGTAGAGATACGCCTTGCCATCTGCGGCATCCGCGTCCTCAAGGAACGCCTTTGCCATGTCAGCGTAGAAGCCCGGAGTGTCAACGGACTGACGCTTTGCAACCTGACAATAATCAGAGTACATCATGTTCATAACAGCCCAGAAATCGTTCGGGTCACAGGTGATGTTGCGCTGCTTGGCAACGTCCTGCGTTTGTTCAAGTGTCCAGTGACAGCCCTTTGTGCCGTCAGCGTTTACCATGCTGTCACACCATTCCTCCGCTTCATCGTGGGTAAGGTGCTGGCGTGGCATCCTGATCGAGCGGCTGTCAGCACCGCCACGCTCATACTGCCCAGAATGCTTGTCCCAGTCACCGTTTTGCGAGAATCCGATTTGCGGCATCTTACGCCCATACTCTACGTCAGGGTAGCGAGGAATAGGGTAGGGGTCGATGTAGCGGTTTTCCTCCTGCGGATAGTAGGGATAGCGGTCGTTTTCACCTTCCAGCTTACGTAGACGGCGTTCCATCTCACGCTCCCTGCGGTCACGCTCTTCCTCAAGGCGGTCACGTTCCGGCTCACGGTCTTTGTCGTGTTCACGGAGCATCATCATGCGGCGAAAATTGTTCTTGCCCATAATCTATACCTCCTCAAGAAATGGACGCGGGCGCATCAGCGTGGGAACGGCAGAAGCAGCCAAGATACTTGAACGTAGCGGTTCCGGTCGCAGACGTTGCAACGCGGGTAGCATAGCGAGTGCGAGTGTGGATGCTCTCAGCGGTTGCCTGAGCGCAGTTGCAGTCGGTCAGAGGGTAACGAGTTGCCCCGTCACCGACTGTGATAACGACTGCTGCGTTGATAGTAGTGCTTTCAGGGATAGATTGTGAAACCACGATGCACACTTTAGAGCCGTCAAGATACGCACCAGCGGGCAAAGCAATGATAAGCTGGTTGTTTGCGCTGTCAAAGTTGACAGCTGTTGAAATTACTAAGTTTTTGCAGAGTTTGCAGCTTGTTTTGCAAGCCATAATGTTTTCCTCCTAAAAAATCAGGGGCAGAGGTGTCTTACCCCTGCCCCGATGGTTCACCCGGTGTTATCGGGGAGTGTGTTAGTTAGCAGCAGCCGCAGCAGTTCACGCCCACGTTGGGGTTTGCCACCTGATAAGCGGGAATCGGACGAGGGTTGACCCGGTTCAGGATGGTATCAGTCTGCTGGGACATCACGGTGGTCAAAAGCGCATTCTGACGATCCTGAGAAGCGGCGAACTTGAGGTTCTGGTTCTCGGCAGTCAGAGTGGCAATCTTATCCTGCGTGAAGTAGTCCATCATGCTGCGGAAGTTGGCGTTGCAGTTGTCCACGATGGCGCGGGCGTTGTCTGCGATGGCCTGACGGGTGGCGCAGTCCTGCTGTGCAATGGTGTACTTCAGGTCGCCGATGAGCTGCTTGTTCTCGCAGCAGCAAGATGCAAGCTGCGTCTGGATAGCGGTCTGACCCGCCTGTCGTGCGTTGCCTTCCTGCATGATAGCAAGGCTGATGGCGTTGTCGCCGTTGGACACGCTGCGTTCCAGACCGTTCACGAGCTGTGCGTTCTGGTAGCCAAGCTGACAAATGGCGCTGTTCACGCCAGCAAAGCCATTCGCAATGTTGGCGTTAACGCCGTTGATCTGCGCCATCTGGTCATAGCCCAGAGAGCAGATACCGCTCTGGATGCCCGCCAGAGAGCGGGAGGTGTCCTGCTGGTAGAAACCCTCAGACAGAGCCGCACGAGTGTCGTTACCGCCCTGACCGGTTGCGCCAGTGCCGACCAGATAGGGGATGTAGCTCGCCATACCGTTGTCGTTGCCGTTGCGCCCGTTGCCGTAGTTGCCCCAGCCGAAGATGATGGCAAGGATGATAACAGCCCACAGACCCTCGTTGCCGAAGAATCCACCGTTGTTATTGCCGCCGTCCTGCCCAGCCAGATAGCCAGTTGCAAAATCGTCCATAACAAAACTCCTTTCAGTTTTGCGTTATGCTATCCCGCTACCGTGTGCAGCGGGCAAAGCCAAATCAAAGCGGTTTTTGTCAAGTCCGCAAAACTGAGAAGCGTTTCGCTTAGAGGGATGCGTTATCGGGGCAGCGTCAGATTCAGGGCGCTTGCCAGCTGGTTCAGGTCGATACCACGCTCTTTAGCAAGGTTCTGTGCCATCGTCCTGAGTTGTGCTTCGTTCTTGCCCTGAATCAGGTTCAAGCCCTGCATGATGGGGGCGCTCTGCCCCCCCAACTGCTGGATAAGACCCATCGGGTTTTGCCCGGCACGAGCCAGATTTGCAAGCTGCATGATGGGGCTGTGAGTAATCATATCAAACGGAGAGGACATCGCTTATTCTCCTTTCTTTGCGGTGGCAGTGGGCTTAGAAAAGCTTTTCTGCCACTTTTCTAGTTCATCCAGCCGGTGCACGAGGGCATTGTACTGCTCAATAGGCACATACTGCTGTGTCGGTGCAGCGGTCTGCTGTGCCTGTTGTGCTTGCATTTGCCGCCATGCTTCCGGGCTGTAAAACTCTAACACGTCAGATTCGCAAGTGTTTGGGTTCAGACGTTTGCAGTAGATGACCCCACTACGCAAATCTGGGCAATACGTCCATCTTCCGTACAGATCAGATGGAATCGCTAGAAATTCTTCCCTGCTGGAAACAGGTCTGCCAAGCAACCAACCGCCATCTTGTACCGATTGCTGAACAGGCTGCTGCCCATTCATCGGCTGCGGACGCTGCGGTTGTGCCTGTTGCATCTGCGCGTTCGGTAGGGGAGTGGCAAGCCCAACTGTTCCCATGCCGCCGTAAGGATTGACAGGCTGCTGCGGAACGTAAGGCGCTCCGGGTGTCGGGTAATAGCTCATAATACATCCCTCCTATTGCATCCAGTGTACCGCATCGGAAAAAAACGAAAGACAACGAACGTCAAACGAAGGACAAAAAAAGAAAAGCGCCCACACGGAAAAATCCGCATGAGCGCTTAACTGATAAGGACACACACTTTGGAGTGCAATGCTAAGATATCACATCATCCAATATATGGCAATGCTTTCGGCAAAACTAGTGCAAATAAAACAAAATCCCCCACTTTGACTACAACGTACCCCGCGTGGAACGCAGGGCTTCGGCAAAACAGGGGATTTTTTGCTTATCAGCTTATGTGCGTAGGAGTATACAGCGGAATAAATCGCTTCCAGCTGTGGCAGTGTCTAGGCCAATACCGAATAAGATACCAATCTCCAAACAGATGAAAAGTGGTGTAGTATTTTGCAATTCTTGCCACTCGTTCTTCTTTTGTATTGCACATAAGCATCACCATATAAAATCGTCTCCCGCATGGTACGCACTGCAAGTAGGCGGGCGGGAGACTGATCGGCGCCTATCTGGCAACCGCTTTTTTCATTCCCAGATAAAGCACTGGGCTAGCTGGCAAATATCCACCCTAATGCGCTTCTTCGAGAGGCCGGGTGGATTTGTTGAGATTATTATACCACAAATCGTGCAAAAAGAAAAGCCAGCGGGTAAACGTTCTTCCGCTGGCTCTCTGTACACATTTCTCCGAAGTGTGTGTACTCTACTTCGGACGGTATAAATATTATATCACACATCCAGCATTTTTTCAATGCCTTTCAGCCGATATCCTACCGCCGTCCGGCTGTAATGTGTCTGTGCTGCAATGTCCGGCAGCGGGAGCCGCTCCACGTACCGCAGTAAGGCTATCTTACGGTCTACCCTCCCAAGCGGTGCGGTTTTGATGGCGGCGATCATCTGCTGTCGGTCAAGTCCTTGCAGGCACAGTGGCAGCACTACACGAGCCGCAGCCACAGGCAGTGCCGAGCCAGAAAGGCTGCGGCAGCTGTCCGGCGTTGCGCACCATATTGCCAATGCTGGCAAAATGGTGACGTTTTGTCACCGTTTCGCCGTCAAGGCGGACTTCATTCGTGAAAACCGCCCATTTTAACGCATGTTGCAGATATGTAGTGCTTGCCATGATATCCTCCTTACAGTGTGATTTCCTCAGCGTCTGCCTTGTCTTCCGCATCCAGCGCATCGTAGTACGCTTGTGCAAGGGCTTCCACCTCTGCGATGTCATCTGCGGTCAGCAGTCCGTTGTCGTAGTGCATGTATGTTTTATCCAGCCAGAACGCCACGTCACGTCCAGCGGCGATTTCTCGCTTGATGGAGCGCAGGGTCAGGTCATGCCGGGCTTTGCTTTTGATTGCCATAGTTAGTCCTCCTTTATGTCGTTGTCATGGACGCTACTGCGTCCTCAAGGTCAATAATGCGTTTGATGGGGTCAGCTCTGCCGGTCACAGTCACGCTGTCCGCGTCGGTTATAACTGTGTTCACGCCGCTCAGAGCAGGGACTGGCTATGCGCCGGTTGCGGTGAAGGGTACAGGCTCGGCCAGCTTGTAAGCAATTTGTACCGGCGTTCCGGCGGCGTACTGGGCGGCGAGGTAGGCATTCAGGTCGTCAGCGTTGGCAAACAGATCGTCAATCTTAGACTTTTCCAAAAAACAAAACTCGTAATTTGTATTCGTGCCAAAAAACTTGGCGTCAAAATGACTGCAGCAAATACCCCCATATCTTGAAATCCCCGGTGCAGAATGCGCCGGTAGATTATAAAAGACGTTGTTGTATAAGCTGAATTTTAGTTCGTTGCCGTCCAGCGTGATATTTTTTGCGTTTTCGCTTCCCTCTCCCGTCAACGCATCCACCGTGCCGCCGTAGATAGTGCGGGGCAGAGGGAGGGTGGAGGTTTGGCCGGTGTAAGGCTCAAAGTCTCCCGCAGTAGCACGCGGCACAAGCGAAATCCCGGTAATATTCCCATCAATATTGCCATAATTCACAACAGCAATCTCTTTTATTGCGGTTTCAAATGTGGTAGTTGTGCTTGTTTCGTTTGACGCTCTCGGCACAAAATATTTCTCTGTTCCGTCTGCCAGCTCATACTTGATAAGTGCAGCTCCGAGCGCCTCGCCGCCCGGAATCACATCAAGTCTCACGTCCATGGTATATTGCCCAGCGGGCAGCGTCCCGTCGCGCACAACAACGCTTGGCGAATTTTTATAGATTCTAATCGGAAGCTCCGGCATACTATCTAGCAGATTCTCCCCGCACCGCTCGACCGTCACGCTGTCACGTCCCTTGATGGGACGGATGTTGTCCGGGCTAGGTTCGCCGCTCCCTTCCTGCGTTGGCTCCCACTTCGCTTTCACACCCAGCGGATATTTCGCCACCGGGTAGCACACAGCAGGGTTCCCAGTCTCCTCCAGCGGCGGGCAGAGCATATCAATGATGTGCTTGCTGCTCCACGGGGCAGAGTCGGTCACGGTGGTGTCATCAATTTGTGGGGCATCTTTGCCGTCTGCACCTGCTGGGCCAACGTCACCTTTAGGCCCCTGCTCACCACGAGGACCAGTCTCGCCCTGCGGGCCAGTGGCTCCGGTAGCACCAGTGGGGCCTTGAGGACCCTGTGCGCCCTGCGGACCGACCGGTCCGATGGGACCGGGGTCGCCCTTGTCGCCTTTGAAATCACCGTTTGCGATGCCGTCCTTCAGCTCCTGCAAGCTGTCAGCGGCTTCCTGAGCGCTCTGTTTCGCATTGCCCGCACTGGTGGCGGCTTCGCTGGCTGCGGTCTGCGCATCGGTCTTGGCCAGCTCTGCGGTGGTGGCATCGGTGTGCACGGTCCCCACCAGCTCCTGCCAGGCAGGTGTGCCAGGCTCCGGCATGCTGCCGTCCTCCGTGCCGCTGTTGGCACTGACACGATACCGCAGGTCTGCACTGGTGACGGTGCGGGTGCCATCTGAGCCCTCAAAGGTGATGCAGCCATTGCCGGGTTGGGCGGTCACGCTGGCGGGCACGGCCACAGAGCCGTCAACGATCAGCGAGGACACCGGGTCTTTGCCGTCCTGGACGTGCCAGAAAGCCCGGATAGTCAGGCCCTCCCACTCGCCGGTTGCATCGACGTGCAGGTGGTACACGCCCTTGTTTTTGGTATAGCCAAAGCGCACCAGCTGCTCATAGCCCGGCACTTTGACGACGCCATTGGATGCGAGAGATACGCTTTGCTCGATCATGTTTTACTCCTTGTTGATGGTAGGCTTCTTTTCTGCCAGTGCCTTTTTCATCATCCACACAGCTTTTTCAATGACGGCATCCAGTACTTCGTCGGTGATGATGGGCTTCAGCCAGTCAGGCAGAGCGGAGCGGAGGGCCGCAAAGACCTGGGCCTTTTTCTTGGCTCCCTGGCCGCTGCCCATGATGCTTTTTTCTGCTAGGGTCACCAGTTCCAGGGCCCACTGCTTGACGTACTGCTTATAGCCCAGGCGAATGGCGCCTACGGCCAGAGAGATAAAGCCCAGGGCCATCAGAACCAGGGCGACGGGGGCGGGGATAAAGTTAAGCATTGCTTCCATGATTTGTTACTCCTTTCAGCAGGTAGTTGTTGATATCGGATTTGCTTTTTTGCATACCTTCGCGGTTGTTGCCGGAAAGTTGTGCGTCCAAAAGATTCTGTACGCCAACAAGCACGAGACGCATTTCTTCATCGATGCCGTCAAATCGCGTCATGTCGCGTCTAAGGGCCGCGGCGTGCTGCGTGGAAACGGTTTCTACCGCAGCCAGTCGCTTTTCAATGGTGTCAATGCGCTTGTTCTGCGCGTTGTCCGGCTCCTGTGCCTTTTTGACGTACTTGTGTATAATTTCCAGCACCTTGTCGATGGTGATGGTCGCAGCGCACAGGCTGCCCAGGACGCCCAGCACCCACAGTAAAGCCTCTTTTTCGGTCATTTACCCTCCCGGAGACGGGTCAGGCCCTTCTTGCAGATGATTTTCGGATAGTTGCGTGTGGTCACATTGAGGTCAACGTGGCCGGAAATGCCAGGGACGCTGCCCTTACTGGTGTGCTGGTGGGTGTTGTAGGCAAAGGTCACGGCAGGTGTCTTTCCTGTGTAGTCGGCCAGCCACACGTCGTAGGGACTGAGGGCAGCACCGCCCATATACAGGCGCGTTTTAGCAAAGCTGGTGTAGGTATAGAGCTGGGCATAAAAGCCCATGTCTTCCACCTTTTTCAGGGCGTAGGCTGTCAGGTCGGTCAACGTCTGCTTGCCAAGAACCCTGAATTTGTTGTCCTCCACGTCCACTGCCACAGGCATTTCCAGCGTCTTGCCACGCAGGGCGTCAGCCAGCAGGGAAAGTTCTGCATCGGCCATCGCCTCACTGGTGGCGTAGGTGTAGTAATACACGCCCACCGCCAGGCCTGCAGCCTTTGCATTGCGGTAGTTTGCTTCAAAGGTCGGGTCGATGTACAGGCCGTCTGCTCGCTTGGAGAGTCTGCGGTTTGTGCTGACGGTCTTGAGCATGACGCCCTGATAGCCAGCGGCCTTGACCTTCTTCCAGCCCTCCGGTGTAATGCTGCCCTGATACCGGCTTACGTCGATGTAGCGATAGGGCGGTGCTCCCGTCCACTCGGTCACAGATGCCATTGTGTCCTCCTGTTCTGCCTGTTCTTCCGCCAAAGCGGCAAAGAACCGGCTCAAAAAGTTAAAAAGTGCGGTCAAAAATGTGTTGTTTATTGCGATCAACCTCCCGGGCCCAAGAGTAGGCATTAAGCGCCATGGACGGCCTTCTGCTTGGCCAGCAGCTCGATCAGCTCTTTGTACTCGGCCTCGGTGATGCGGCCGAGTGCGTAAAAAACATCAATTTTTTCCGCAAGGCCAGCGGTCTGGCCGCGCTCGATCAGGCGTTTACAGATACGATACAACATAGTTTTTACCTCCTTATGTGGTGGTGTCAGTGGTGGTGTCGTCGGTCAGCCCCAGTTCCAGCAGGGCGACGCGGTATTCCTGATCTACCGTCAGGGCATCCGTGTCCGCCTGCGCGGCCTGCGTCTCGGTCAGCAGCTCGGCCAGCGTAGGGTAGTGGTAGCCGGTGAGCCAGATCTCTACGGTGTAGCCGCCGGTCGACGTTTCTGTTGCAAAGTGCAGGGTCCCGTCTGTCCGGAAAGTCGTGTTGGATGCGAAAATTCCCGTGCCATTGCCGAAGTCATGATTGACCGTGCCGCCTTTTGCGATGTCTACTTCTTCACCGTATGAGCTGACGGGGCCGTTGTAGCGTGTCTTGACGTGCACATAGTCAAGGCCGTCTGGCATTTTGATATCGTAGGTCTTCCACCTTTTTCCGGTTTCTTCGT